CAAATTAATGATGAAAAATTTGGTGGTTTCGGAATTATTGTCTATATTTGCAGTGCTTTTTAGAGCAGCACTTTTAAGAGCATCGCATTTCCGAGCAGGAATGTAATATTCCCCTATACTACGCCAATAGTATAGGGGAATTTTGCTTCTACTTCTATCCTAATAGTTGAACATGTAAGTGTTCCTTACAAGTTGAGTAAGAGAGGTAAGTGATTGCCTCTCTTTTTTGTTTCAGTTTGCGTGAGTGACGTTGCAATTTTTGCAACAATCACTCTGACTTTCCTTTTTTTTGTTTTTACATTTTCAAGAAGTCTTCTATATCTATGTACTCAATACCGAAATTCTCCGCACATTGTTTGTCGGAGTCCGAGAAGTCACCTTCTTTTCCACTAGCATCGCCTATCATTATCAACTCTCTTTTTTCCCAAGAAGAATATGATTCTAGCATTCCTGTATTTGGCTTTCGCATATCTATTTCTGCATTCGATGGACAATACATAGAGTTGACGAAGATATTTCGTCCGGTATGATTGCGAAGATATTTTTGCATAAAGCTTTCAATAGCCTTAATCTTGCCGATAAAATCCTGTTCGTCAACAAATTGAGGGATGCCTCCTTGGTTTGAGACTATTTCAACATAGTAAAGAGTAGGGAATGCATCTACAATCTTATCCAAAACCTCTTTACGGATTTTGAAATCTGTTACATCTGTAGGAAAGGTGTTTCCTGATATAGTTGTAATAATCGTGTCATCTAAATCAATGAATAATACTTTTTTCTTGATTAAATATCCTTTTTCTGTCATAATTTTGCTTTTTTCTATATTGATATATTAATATCTTTATCTACGAAAATTAAGTTTGTAAAACACAGTTGTTTCGGTGTGTCTCACCATTTTTATTACAATGCAAAGATACGACAAAAAAGATGGCTTTGCAAATAAATTAATGCAAATTTTAAAACGTTATCTGTTTTTAATGAAATCATTAACAATTCTCTCTATGGTGTCTTGCTTGATAGCTATAGGGGCATCACCTTGATATTCTATCACTTGGTTGCCGCATTCCTTCCAAAATAGGTTGCTATTGATGCGTTCGCCATCTACCAAGATCCAATCCGGATGATGTTCAAACGAATGCATATTAGTTAGCGGAACGAGAATGAATAATTTATTCTCCATCTTGTTTACGAGTACCGACAAGTCATTATCATCAAATGTAATGATAACTCGATTTTCATTCTCAGATAGAACGTTAAAATCCTCATTAAAACGTTCATAAAGGTAATTTTTGATTTTCGAACAACTCATATTCTTGTAATTTTATAGGAGGGCAGATGGAAAAATCCAAGGTCTGCCCGCCAAGTTAAACTTATAAGGAAATCTTCTATAATATCGACTGACAGAGCCATCCCATAAGATAGCATGGTTCTTCGCCTTGCATATCTATTCCCAGATGGTTGCATATATGTGCTACTACATGAAACATTTCATGTGTGAGACTATTTATATACTCACCTTCAGAAGTAGACTTGCAAATGAGCACAACACTTGTTTTCTTTGAAACATTTGTGTATGTCAATCCTTTGTTTGAAGAATCGGTTGAAATGTGGTCGTATGCATCCAATAATGGTTGCCCCTTACAATCAATGGAACTTAGTAAGTCCATAGCTTCGTCAACATCTTCTTGATTAGCTATATGACATACAATCACATTCCAATCGTATTTCTCCAAGTAAATTTCTTGTTTAATCATAATACATCATCCCATGGAATGCCGATACCATTATGGTTGCAATCGGCATAAAATCTATTGAAAATAAATCCGTCCGCTTGGTCTGGGTCATCCACCATATCCTTAATGAATTGAGCCAAAGCAGCTTCGTCTTTTAAAGAAGACTTAAAGAAATCGGCTCTAGCCATGTTTGCGACATAAACGAAATCGTAATTGTCGGCATTCTCCAACTTTACGTTGTTGACTTTAAGAAGTTCCTCGACTGTATCTTTTTCTGTCGGTTCAACTTTTTCGAGCTTACCAGTTGTTGCGTTTGTCTTGCGCATTAAGGTAATAGCCCAGTCGCACATCTTTTTATTGAAGTGCCAGCCATTGTAGCGAAGGTATGCAATCATCCCTTCCGGCTTCATATCGTATGCGTCAAGTGGTATTTTGTATCTTCCCATAATAAAAGCTTTTAAAGGAGGTGGAGATTTCTCCCCACCTCAAAGTGTAATACTAATAGCGATAACCGCCACCTCTGCGACCACCATGTCTTTCACCATAGCGGTCATCATCGTCATCCCAATTGTCTCGGTAATCCGGCATTGGGTTTCTGTGACCCATTCGTCCATACTTGTCATCCCCCATTTCATCAATGCAGTGCATGAGTTTACCACCATACTTAAGCATCTTCTCTACAAGTTCTGACATTTCATTTACCTTGTTTTCGGTAATTTCTATCATGTATCCCATAATGATTTACTTTTTTGTATTAACTTTTTCCAAAGCCACTGACAACATAGACTTAATATCGGTCAAAGTTCCCTTCATTCCGCTAACCTCGCTTTTGAGGTTATTGATGTCTTCTTCCTGTTGTCTGTCTTTGGCTATTTGTGGATTCAATACGGCACGCATCTTTGCGCACTCTTCCATAACCTTCTTGTGGTATGGCTCGCTTTCCACAATCTCCTTAGAATGCCGATACATAGCCTCAACTTCCGCATCCATAGCTTCATGGCTTTCAGAAACCACGAGGTTTTCCGAATTTGCAATTTGCATATTGGATGGGAGTTGTTTGAACTCCATTTGTTCATTAGGCAATTTTACGACAACATCAACGGTAGTCTCCATTGGTTGTGGGTTGAATTGCCCAGGAGTATATGTTGGGAACTTAGGTTGTGGGTTACTGACCGATACAACCTGTCCGATTTTAAGACTTGGGTTTTCACCCTTGTCAAGCACATAGAATATGCTGTTAGGTCGAAGTCCTTGAAACATAGCTTTGTAATGTTAATTGTTAAACAATACCCGTCATTAGCTGAAGGGTGTTAGTATCTCGCTCGAACCAAAACTGATAAACTCCAGTTCCTGCAATGTCGGCTACCGTCAAAGGATTGCCGTTGAACTTAGTTACAGCTTGGGTTACGCCATTGGTCTCGAAAAGGATTGGCAGCGTATTTGTCGTACCAGTCGGAATAGCTTGATGTAGGTTCACAAAGATAGTTCCCCTATAGTTAGCATTCACGAAGGCGTGGTTTCTGAACGAGAAAACGACATTTTCGGTGTTCACCACCACGCCTGTAGATGCGATAGCTGCCGAGCCGTTACGATTAACCCATGCAAAAGGTCTCATCCATAACATAGCAGCCTCCTTTCCTAATTAACCCCAAAAGCTTGCATTGTTGACACCATTCAGACCATATAAGCCTGTTTGCCAAGCAACACAATTTGGAACAGCAGTAAATGGACTGTAGCTGGTTGTGACAGTTGATGGAAGCTTACACTTGATACCATCTACCTCTTTTTGCAAGCCAGCCAACATCGCGTTGACAGGTGCCATAGCTTGACCTACAATCTGCGAAGTCATGGCAGAAGACTTATAAGTTCCATTCTCTTCACGAAGATGGTCTATCTTGTCCTGCATATCTCTGAGTTCTGCTTGGCGTTGGCCATTAACTACGGTCTGAGTACTATCTTTAATAGCATTCAAAATGTCGCATGTCTGACCCTTGGTTTCGAAAGCAACATTAGAAAAGCCTCGTTCCTGACTTACGGCTACATTGTTGATGGCATTCTGCAAAGTGCCAGTCTGCTGACACATAGCCAACTTGACGTTTCCGTCCATAGCCGTAATATTGTTATTAACACGGCAGCAGCAATCAGCGAGTTGTGATGCAATCTGCATGTTACCTTGCTGAAGAGCGTTGATGGTTTGCATTCCGCTCATGCCTACTTGGTTGCCCACGTTCTGAACTTGGGTTGTCAAGGCAGAGATTGCTTGTTGAATCTGTCCTTCAGTACAATTGAGCTGAGTAGCGAGATTACTGAGTGCATTACGATTGCCACCGATAGCATCCATAAGCAAGGAACGACCATAGTCATTGTTGATTTCGTTAGCAAGACCTCCGCCATTGCCACGGCCACCAAAGCCGAAACCATTACCGCCCCAACCGCAGAAGCAAAGGATAAAGAGCAGCCAAATGAACCAAGAACCATCACCATTGCCGAATCCGTTATTACCCTTCATCGCAAGAAGAACGTTTGGATCAACGCCTCTCTGTTGGAGCAAAGGAGCTATCAAGCTCATCATTCCTCCATTGTTACCTGAACCCTCTGGATTAAAAACATAAGTTTTTGATGTCTCCATAAGAATAATCTTTTTGTGTTAAACCTTAATTAAACTAACTCTATGTAACGTTACGGCTGCAAAGTTACGAATAATAAGGATAAGATTAAATAACTCTATCAAACTTTCTTTTAATCGCTAATAATCAAGTAGTTAAGGTGATAGGAGGTAATATCATACTTCCGGATGCATGGAAATCAAAGGCTTGTTTGCAAATTCCGTTTGCAGAAAACGAAAAATGCAAACGGAACAGCAAACAGAAATTAAGCACACACGAACTTGAAACCAAACTTTTCAGTATAGTATTCCTCTTTAGGGTGTCTTTTTGTCTCGGAGTCATAGCAGAGAATGAACGGCTCACCCTTAGAGTAGAAATAGTTATAAGACTTTCGCAAATACATCTTAGCATTCAAAGCCTTTGAGGAGAGCTTTCTTATCCTCAACTTTGTCTCTTGCGGCTTGCCCGACATAACTCTAAGTTCATCCATTTTGTATTGCATGTGAAGTTTTCTTCCTTTACTTGCATATCTTTCTTTATTCCAATAGTTTCTTAGAGACTTGTTTCGCTCTTTACGAATTCTATTTATCGTTTCTACATTGTGTTTTAAACCAAGCTTACTGACTTGTCCTAATATTGTAGATTGAGGAATATTCAACACTTCGGAAATTTCCCTTGCTGTCATCGTTTGGTACATGACGGAAATTTGGCTGATGGTTTCTTTACTCAACTTGTTGTCTATTTTTGTGCCACCTAAAATAGTGATATATTTATATAAGGTGTGTAGTGTAACACCAGCAGCCTTGGCTACTTCCTTTCGTGGGTAGTCATTGATGTGGACTTTAATATAGTCTATCTGTTCTTTTGTTAATCTTCTTGGCATTCTTCATCCTCCTCAAAAGAAAATCCATATTTGTTCTTATAGTATTCTTCATTCATCCTATGAGTATTCCGGTCATAACCTAAAATGTATGGCTCACCTTCGAAAGCGAAATATCCATGTTTTGTTATGAGATTGTACTTGGCATGATATGCTTTTATAGGCATATCCGCAAATTTGAATCTTGTCTGTTGCGGAATGCAGGATATAACTCTGAATTTCTCCATCTGCATGGTTCTTTGCCAGCTTTTTACCCTTTTACTTATTGTTGCTTTCTCATACGCTTTCTTTAAATTTGCCAAACTGTTCTTTTTAAGTCTTTCGATAGTTTCATTCGAATGAGTAAGCTTTAGTCTTTTTGCCGCCTTTCCTACTGTAGACGGATGACACCCTATAATCTCGGCAATCTCTTTGACTGAATGGTTGGTGTAAAGCTTTGCAATTTGTTCATCACGCTTCTTGTTGGGTTTCGGAACAGGTCTTTTATGTTCGATTTTACAATTGCAATCATGTAGAATCTTATACAAGAATTTCACGCTGACACCCATTCTTTGTGCCAACTTGTATCTTGGTCGTTCATTTATGTGCGCCTTAATGATGTCTATTGTATCTTGTTCTATTATCTTCATTTTTATTCAGTTTTTTATGGTGTGACTCACCTGTATTTGCAAAGGTAATGAGATTTTATTGATAGAGCAAATAATTTAATGTGTTATAACTTTGTTTAAGGAAATATTTAATTATTTGCACAAAAATTAATTGTGTAGTTTTCTGACTCGGCTATTTTCACATTATTATATATAAATAGCTATCTTTGCAACAAAAAACATAAGGAAATGACAGCGGAAACTATTCAATTAATACAGACGGGAATTAATCTTCTTTGCGCATCGGGAGTTATCTCCACGTTGCTGTACTATAATAGTAGAAAACGAAAGGAGGCGGCACTCGCATCACAGGAAGAGAATAAGACTATTTCATCATATGCCGATGAGTGGAAGGCTCTCTATGAACGTTCCAACGAGTCGGTCGTTAATCTTAATAGTAAAGTAGATGAATTGTATGAGGAAATCAATCAGTATCGTATTACCATACGCAATCTAAGGGATGAGAAGAACGATTTGAAGCTTGCCTTGCATGAGGCACAATGGAACAGATGCATCAAGGATGGATGCCAACTTAGAACCCCACCAAGAAAGCGAGAATCCTTAGAAACGTTGGTTGAAAAGGAAGAAAATGAGATATATCGTGACAGGGAGGATTAAAATATGGTTAAGTATCTGAAATTACTCATACAAGTTAATAGCGGACATTCAAGCAAGGCATTCTTCTTAGTGTCCGTTACTCTGATAGGTCTCTTGATGCTCCTGGTTGTCTGCTTTATCTTAGTGTGGGAAGTGGTAACTTATGGGACTATCAAGACCGATTTGATGGGGTTAAGTGCATTTGTTGGTAGTGTGGCTAGTTTGTTCGTCACGGCTGGCATTACCAAGACTATAGGGGAACGTGGCGAACATCAAAGCGAAAAAGATAAATAGACTATGGCAGACTCAAGTATTTTAAAACCATTCATTCTCTCATTCGAGGGTGGATATTCTAACAAAAAGAGTGACAGGGGAGGCGCAACGATGAAAGGTGTGACCCTAGAGACGTTCCGTAAAGTTTATGGTGCTAGTAAGACCGCATCGGACTTGAAGAAGATAACCGATGAACAATGGCATCACATATTCAAGAAATATTATTGGGATGCTTGCAAGGCTGACCAAATCAACAACCAGTCAGTGGCTAATCTCTTGGTTGACTTTGCTTATAATAGTGGAGTAAGCAGAGCCGTACAAAAGATTCAAACTATCGTAGGAACAAAAGCTGATGGCATCATGGGTAATATGACCTTAGCTGCTATCAATTCATACAAACAAGGTCAATGGGCGTTGTTCGATAAGCTGAAGGTGTCACGAATTGCCTTTCTCAATGCGATTGTGAACAATGACCCAAAGCAAAGTGTGAACCTGCATGGATGGCTTCGCAGGGTTGGAAATATACAATACGGAAAGCTCGTATGTAATAACGGAAAGATAATCACTTGGTAATCTTACGAGACACAGGCTCAACTAAGGCATTAGTAAGACCATCATTCTTAATTGGGTGGTGGTTTTTTCTTCACTTTTGAAATTTTGAAAAAGAAAGAGTGGGCGAAGAAATCGTTCCTTTTGGTTTTATTTGTACCTTTGCACTCAAAAAGGAGGTTGATATGGAGCTTAGATTTGATTGGTGGCGTTGGCTCGTTACCATATTGGTAGGTTTCTTCATCATGCTGATGATGTACGGATGCCGGACAACAAGATATGTAGAAGTGGAAAAGGTGGTGCGAGACACTACTACTTACGCCCATTGGGACTCAATTATCAACGAAAGGGTCAAGCTTATTCAGGACAGCTTGCTATCTTATCATTGGGAGCAGACCGAAAAGCAGGTTAAGGATTCCACTTACATCAAGGATGATGTCAAGACAAGGGTAGATGAGAGTGGTAAGGTTCTAGGTAAGGATTCTACTCATATAGAGATTAGATACAGGGACAGCAAGGAACTATCCAAGGTTCGTGATAGCCTTATTCATTATAAGGAGATAGCAGAGCGAGCGAGTATATACAAGGCTCAGAGGGATAGCCTAAATAGAGAATTGAGTATCGCCCAGACCAAAAAGGAATATATTGAGAAAGACTTGGAGGGATGGGATTTGTTCTATTGGAAATTCGGTATGATTTCCTTTTGGGTCGTTTCCTTGATGCTGGTTACAATGATTTTCTTTCTCACGGTAAAATATAAGAAAAAGTTATTTTATTAGGTTGGTTTTTAGTTATTAAGGTTTTAGATTGGTTTAAGGTAACAACTTATGGAGCAGCTGCCAGTGATGGTGGTTGCTCTTTTTTTTGTCTTGAAAATGCCTTAGAGTGTTAAATGTTAAATTTGCAAGCGGTTTAATGTATTTATAGTTTTGTATACGTAACTAAAATTGTGTTGTGTGTTAAAAATGCGCAATAAGAGCAGAAGAACACATTAAAACCCTTGCAGTTTGAAAATAAATTAGTATCTTTGCAGCGTGCTTTGTTGGTGCTGACACGCTTACAAGAATCAATAAGATTTTCCGTGGCGAAAGCCACATCACGATAATCCTTACCTAGATTTCGGTGTCAGACGAATGAAGGGTAAGGATTTCTTTTTAGAATCCTTGTTTTGAGTCGAAACATTCTTAGATTGCTCTAGGTTAGCAATGGGCAATAATTGTTGGAGTAGGCGAAACACAGATAAGTTAAACAAATAAGGAAACGAGTTATTATGCATCAGATTAGAATTGGTATCAAGCAAGCTAAAATTGCACTAGGCGATAAGAATCGCTTGGTGGGATTTTGTTTTGCCTTAAAGATAAAATTTCTATTCCGTGCATCAGACCTTCATTTTAGATCTACAAACCAAGCAGCTAAAGTGATGGGCTACAACAAGAAAGATTTCAAACAATATTTGGATTTATCAGTTAAATTTGGATATTGTAGAATTGAAACTAACAAGTTCGGTGTGAAGAGAATCATAGCGAACAGGTTGTATGACAGTTTCCAGTACAGCTACAAGACAAGACGATGCGAGATAACTAAACTGACCTTGCCTCAGTTGAGAAGTCTTTTGTGTGATGTCGTTGTGAGTAACAAAATCAATGTCATTGAAGATGTCTCCAATACGCATTGTAGAGCCGTCAATGGGAATACGATTAAAAGTGTACGTAGTGCCAAAAAAACGGAAGCTCGTATGTTGGAAAGACCATTCAATGAAAAGTACACAAGTTATTCATACACCAGCATGATGAAAGATACCTGTTCAACTAGATACCAAGTTGGGAAGACTATCAAGAAGCTTGTTAAGTCTGGTGCGGTAAAAAAAATAGTCCAATGTACAGAAGTCGGAATAGACGCATGTGCTTGTACTAACAATTGGCATTATTATGATGCGTTTGGAAATCTTATCATCATTTCGGCAAAATATCGAAAGGGTCAACTGCGATGCGCTAACAAATACAAAGTCCTAAAAAGCCAAGTATCTAAGTCGAAGAGTGGAACGAACCCAAAAATTATTGAGCGAAAGATGAAGTGGGTAAAAAATCGAACGTAATAATAGTAGACGAGAGAATCAATAAATAACCTGCACTCGTAAGGGAGTTTGTAAAGGTAAGGGGAATATACGAAGTATATTTCACTTACGTATAGTAAACTACTCGTATGTGTGTGAGGTTGATTAAAGAAACTAAGAAAAGAAAGAAGCTATGGGAGAAAGAAGACAAACGAAGGGGGATGAGCACAGAAGCGTTGCAAAGCCAACTTATGAAGAGTTTACAATGTATTGCTCGATGGCAGGTTTTATGAAAGACAATCTAAAGTGGCTTTATGGTCGCTTCGATGATGTCGGATGGTTGCTTCCAAGTGGTAAAGTCCCTAAGAAATGGGAGGATTTGGTCAAGAAATGGAATTCCTTGAAAAATCCAAGCCAGACTTACCGCAAGCATGGTTTCAAGTTCAAGACCAAGGAAGAGAAGATGCACGACTGCTACGAAGTGTGGACAGATGGTTCTGCAGTACTGAGGACTGATACCAAGCGAAGAAAGTTCACTGGTGGTGCTGCCTATGTGATTTTACACGAAGGCAAGGTATATAAGCAGGGAAACTACGGAACTATAGACACGACAATTAGCCGTATGGAGCTTTTGGCTATCATCTGTGGTGTTGGTCATTGCCCACAAGGTGCGGTTGTGACGGTTCATAGTGATAGCCAATATGCACTTAAAACTTTGAGCGGTGTTTATTCTGCACACAAGAACTTAGATTTGATGGAGAAGTTTAGAAAACATTCCGCTCATGTAGCACACATCACTTGGCGCAAGGTGAAGAGCCATTCGGGAGTTGAATATAACGAGCTTTGCGACAGATTGGCAAACGAAGGTAGAATAGCTGCCGAGATTAAGGCAGGGTTAAGAGTTAATTCAAAAGCTTAGAGAAATGAAGATACGGACATTCGAACTATGTGCCGGATATGACTCTCAACTGATGGCTTTGGAGCGACTGAAGAAGAAACATTCTGATTTCGATTACGAGTGCATCGGATGGTCTGAGATAGAGCCAAGCGCAATAACATTGCATAACGCTTGTTTTCCTAGTCTGTCCGGCAAGAACTTTGGTGATATGACCAAGATAGATTGGAGCAAGGTTGCTGACTTTGACTTGTTGACATACTCAACACCTTGCCAGTCTGTTTCGCAAGCCGGAAAGCAGAAAGGAATAGAGGAGGGAAGCAATACACGTTCCTCTATCCTTTGGTTTACAAGAAACGCCATTATTACCAAGAGGCCGAAATACCTCTTAATGGAGAATGTAGAGGCTTTGGTTCAAACAAAGTTTATCGGGTTCTTCAACAAGTGGCGCAAGGAGTTGGAATCCTACGGATATGTTAACTATGCTAAGGTGGTAAATGCAGCCGACTGCGGTGTTCCTCAGAACAGAAAGCGTGTCTTCATGCTCTCTATACGAAATGATGGTGATAAGATAGATTATCATTTTCCGAGAAAGACAAAGCTGAAGAAACATTTGGTAGATGTCTTGGAGGAAAATGTGGACGAAAAGTACTTTATGAGCGATGCTCTGCTATGTAAAGAGAAATTTGTGTCAAATGAATGGAAAGAGCCTATGAGTGCAGCTATAAGAACTCGCTCTGAAGGGAAGTGGATAAAAGGCGAAATACATAGTCCAAAGGTCGAGCTTGGAAAGAATATAGCCAATACCATTACATCTGCGAGCAAGGACTCCTTGGTTGTGCTTGGAGAGACAAGGTTGCGCATTAGGCGTTTGACTCCGAGAGAACTCTTCCGCTTAATGAACGTTGACGAAGAATATATAGACAAGATGCTTGAAAGTGGAGTGTCGAAGTCAAGTCTTCAAAAGGCTGCTGGAAATTCTATAGTCGTAGCATGCATGGAGAGAATATTCAAGGAACTTTGGTTTTCTGAGAGTAATGTTAAGGTCGCTGATGATGGTCAGCTATGCTTATTTTAAATATTGACGATATGATGTTTTTAAATATTAACGAGAAAAAGGAGAAAGCAAATGCTATCTCATACAAGATAGATGAGTACATCTGGGGACGAAAGGATTTTGTTACCGATTGCCCCTATGGTGAGAAAGGCAGATACACCAATGCAATTAATAAAGTTGGTGATTTGGGGTGTAATACTTGCGAATGGCAGGTAAGACATGACCCAAGTACGCAAGTTGTGATGTGCTCCCATCCAAAGGTGGAGAAGAGCAAGATTAAAAAACTTTTTAAGGATATGTGATATGGATAAGGAGAAATTAAAGAATGATTACGAGAATGCTTGCAATGCTTACTTGAAGGCATTCTGTGAGAAGCATGAATTTTACGGATTAGATAATCCGGAGACATTTTGGATAGGTGACCAAGTTGGAGGAATAGCTAATTGTGGCGATTTGACTTTCGATATGGCTACTATTGTAACAGATATTGAAAAGGAAGCTCCCGAAGAAGAGTTGTTGAAGTGGTACGATTATACTATTGAAGCTAGAGAGTTCAATTTGCCTGTTCCAAACTTCGACCATTGGCTTATGGGGTGTCCTATAACACCAAGTAAATGGTTCGAGATTATGCGAGCAAAGCGCAAGGAATTTGAGGACTTGTTGAAACAAGAAAATGAAAGGTTGAAACATGGAAAGAAGTAATCTTTTTAATCATTTGTTGAGGATATTTGATGAAGGTCTCAGTATGAAGACTACCGAACTTGAATATGGTACACTTGAAGTTACTGTAGAGAATCGAAGCCAAGACAAGAAAATCACATTCTTAGCAAAGGGCATGGAGGATGCCAAGCAGAAAGCAGCGGAATGGCAGGTTGGACAAATGCTCTTGAATTGCGATGATTTCGAGGAGATTGTTATGTTCTTGGCTCAAAGAAAGAAACTTAAAAAGGAAATGGCAAATGGATAAGAATTTTAGAAGTTACTTTTGTTGCATCCATTTCTTGGAAATACAAAATACAAGTACAGGAAATGTCTTGAAATGCAAGAAAGGTAGCACTACGGAAGTACAAGGGAAGAGACTGACAGAAATTGCTGCAAGGTGCAAAAACTACAAAGCGTAAGGCACACGTTAAAGAACATAGTAAGACGAAATTAAGGATAAAGGTGATAGTAGAAAGAGTGTTTGAGAAAGAGAAAAATGTAAAAAGTTTAAAATAAATGGTAGAAACTATATTAAACAATTAAAATACATTAATAAAATAAAGAAACACATTAAAATGCTTGCATATTTTGAATATTCTTTGTATCTTTGCATTGCAATTAAGAAATAAAGGTTATTAATTTGAAAAGGTGAGACACACCATAAAAACTGGGAATGATGACAAAAAAGGAAATAATAAAACAATGGTTGGATGAGCCGAAAGTGAGATATTGTAATAATTCTAATTTCACTTTGGGTTATGGTGATGGCTGGGATTGGGTTAAAGATGTTCTACGACCAGCTATCACGAAGAACGCTATGTTTCTCAGATTCTTGGAGTATGGTTTCCGTGAGATAGAAGAGTTTTTGAAATCAAAAACCGGAAAACCGAGCGAAGAGGATTGTTCCTTGTATTCTGTTGGATATAAGGATGGTGTCAATGATGCCATGATTGCAATTAAGAATAGATTTGAAAATTTAAAATAGGAGGTTAAATGGATTTAGGAAAGGCGATTAAGACAATGAGGGTAAGCAAGGGCTTGACCCAACGACAACTTGGTAAGGCTATCGGTTGTAGTGAGACAAATATGTTGTTTATGGAGACCGGAAGAACGTTTCCACGTAAGAGTAAGATTGATGCAATATGCAAGGTATTGGAGATTCCGATGTCTTATTTGTTGATGTTCTCTATTACACCGGATGATATTCCCGAAGATAAGCAGAGTTTGTATACAAGCATCGTTGAGCCGATGCGTAACGAATTTATTAGGGAGTTGTTGCGATGAAGAAATGCTATTATTTTGTGGCTAAGTATGTCAAGAATGGCATAACATGTACATGTACAGGTACACAAGAGACGATTGAAGGCTATTTTGATTTTGTCAGTGCAGGAAATTTTATAGCACAGAATCATAATATTGATTACAAGGACGTAATTGTAACTTTTTGGTCTGAGATTAATTCAATAATGTTAGATAAATATAGGGAAACATTAGGAGAGCAGAAAAATGGTTGAATTCGAGTATGAAGGCAGTATCATTTTGAAAAATTACGATTTCCATTTTATGCCTTGTGTAGGGGATAAAGTCGTAATTAACAATCTTACATACAAGATTAAGTCTCGTGTGTTCAAGTGCCAAGGAAAGACAGTTAAAGTTGTTTTAAAAAAGGTTGATAATGAGAATACGAATAGTTAAATATGTTTGTGCCGATGGAGTAGAAAGAGGTATCTTGGAGTATCGCAACCATTGGTGGGAGAAGTGGGAGCCATTGCATCAGGAAGGCAAGCTGGCTTATGTCTCATATATGGGAACGAAACCATATAAGTCATTGCAGGAAGAGTGCTTTGATGTACTTGGGTTGAATGAAGAACAGATAAAGGTTCGTGAACAGATGTCCCGTTATATCTTGGATGCCGAAGAGGTATACATTGGTGCAAGAATTGGTAACGAATATCGTATCGGCTATGATGTTGATAATGATGAGAGTTTGGAAACGCTTAGGAATTTGGAGGAATAGTTATGTTCGGAAAGATTTTTTCGGTTAAGACCGATATTGTATATCGTAGAGAAGAGAGTTTGAATCTCTTCGATGGCAAGAAGAAACTTGATAAGGTGGTGTCCGGTCGGGTATTCAAGGAGCAAATCAAGTTCTTTGGTTTTACCATCAGAACAAAGTTTTTTTATCAGATTTGCTGTCCACAAGTCAATATGAATGATACTCATGAGGCTTGCACATTGAATCGGGTCGAGGATTTGGTGAGAACGGAGTGCTATAATAAGGTAGTAGAATATTCAAACAGAAAGCATCATGCCTAGTGTTAATTGTTTCAGAAGAGTCTTGTTGAACGTAGGTGGCAAGAAGATAATTATCAGTGTTCCGAATGGAATGACCGAAACCGAAGTGAATAAGGTTATGGTCGTTACTAGGGCTTATCTTCAGCAGTATGTATATGTCGAAATGGTCTTAGCAGAGTGCTTTATGCAGAAAATCGAAAAAAGTATTCTGAAGAAGAAATGCGTTAGGTTTGAAGTTAAGAAGAAGTGGGTGGACTGCAAGAAGAACCTTCGAAAGGTGGTTAAGTATTATGACGCTTATGTTCCTAATGCAGATTTTAATGAAGAATTCGCAATGACGTTCTATGACAAGATTAGTGGAGACTTGTATAAGTTGCGAGATAAGCTTGCTTTAAGATTACAGAACTTAGGGATTGGTGAAAAATCGGGAGTTTATGCGAATGCAATCATTCTGTACAATCTGACCAACCTTTGTTTGGGAACTTATGAGAATATCATCCGTAAGCTGTATGAAGATTTGCATGTAAACTTAATGCAAGCGTTCAAGGATTTTGCTCCTATCTTGGCCTTTGAAAACTCTTATGACTTCATGGCATTAGTGATGGATAAGGATTTCAAGAGATTGGCTGACCATTTGATGACAAAAGAAATTCTTTCTTATTTCGATAAGGTAAGAAAAGGTGTCTTTGACGAACAGACTTTGAATGAGGCGGCTATCAACGCAACGGAAGACCTGAAGGACGATGAGAAAGATTTACAGCGAACTTACATAGGAATTAGTGACTTTATGAAGAGTGACTATCCTCTGGATAGTGTGACATCTAAGAAAGCAAGCTGATGAAAATAGAACCAAGTGAGTTCTTGCCGATAGGTAATGAGTTTCAGAAAATCTTTGGAATAAGCTTTGGAAAATTCATAGATATGCGGTTTCTTTTAGCGAGAAAAGAGTTAGTCTTCAATCTGCTGAAGTTCACAGATTGGCTTGAAGAGTGCTATCCGGATGAGTGTTCCATTGATGGAGTGAGTTACAATGCGGTTGTCGAGCGAAAATTTGGCAAGCGAGGGGTTAAAATGATAAAGAAACTATTGCAATGAAGTATATGGGTAGCAAGGCTAGAATCGTGCATGAAATATTGCCGATTATGCTTGATAAAGAACATGATACGTTTGTAGATGCTTTCTGTGGTGGCTGTAGCGTTATTGAGAACGTTCCGGACACGTATCGAAGGATTGCCAACGATAAGAATAGGTATCTTATCGAAATGTGGAAGTATCTTCAGAATGATGGGTTTGTCTTCAACCATATTAGTAAGACGTTGTATAACTTTGCAAGAGACTGCTATCACGGAAAGAATAAATTCTTCACAGAAGCAGGTGTCGGACTAATTGGCTTTATGGCGAGCTTTAATGGACGTTTCTTTGATGGTGGCTATAGCGGACATAATGTTGTCGGCAAGAACGGAAAGGCAAGAGATTACATAAGGGAGCAGATAGAAAATACAATGCGTGATGTGCCTCTTCTCAAAGGTGTCGAGTTTTATAGCGGCAGTTATGATGAACTTGTGATACCGGATAGGAGTATAGTGTATTGCGATTTGCCTTACAAAGCTACGAAAAAGTATGATGTATCAAAGAATTTCGATTACGAAAGATTCTATATATGGTGCATGGAAATGGCTAGAAGAGGTCATAAGGTATTTATCAGCGAGTATCAGATGCCCCAAGAGTTCAGATGTGTTTGGGAAAAGGAAGTAACAAACTCTCTTAACCCGAATATAACAAAGAGACCAGTCGAAAGGTTGTTTACAATTGATTAGAAAGAAGAAATGAAAGAAACTTATTGCTTGGAAGATACGCTTTACAATACAAAGCGTTACTTCACGTTTGAAAATGGCGTAGTATCAGGAACAGAAGTTGCACAGGAATACTTTAATATTTTTCTTGATCTTGCAAGTCGGCTTGGCTATAAGGTAGTGAAATTATGAAAAGGCGGGTAAACAAGGATTGTCCGTTCTCGGCAGAAGAATTGGATGAGTTCAGAGCAGCCTTATATAATGTGAATACATCTTTTCACTGCTGTAATGCAGCTCCGGTAGACTGGGCGGCAGGATGGCAGCGGAATGATATAAGAAAGACGAGGTAGGAAAGCCATAATCTACCAAATACCCACGTGCCAAAGCCGTGTGATGCCTTGCGTGGGGGCATGATGATAAACTAGGAGTCGCACGGCTTTATTTGAATGTTTCATAACTACAAATAGCCTATCGCTAATGGTTGTTCCCTTGGGCAGGGAGATAGTTAATACCGCATCGTAAGATGTGAACACTTAAAATTTGCCGACAACCATTGGCAAATGCCTATTAGTCAGCGGCAGAAACCCTTGGGCAAGGTTGGGAATGGTGCACAATCTTCAAATTCGCATCTGTCGCTGACAAACGGATGAGTGGCATTGGCAACTGAAAGCAATGCGACCCTCGCAAACTTGGAGCGGATTTTCTGATTAAACATTCCGTGTACCAGGTCACTGGGGAGGTGTTGACACCAACAAGGGTTTAAATCCCTTGTCATCCACTAATTTTAAAAGGTAAAATCATGAATGAGTATTGTAAGAATTTGATTTCAAATGGTGTTCCTAGCTGGATAGTAGAGGAGGCTTATAAATTTACAATTGAGCCTTTGAAATCAACAGAAGGCTTGGTTGGAATTGATAAGGAAAATAGTGAGCTATATAGAAATGTCATTATCGCAGCCTACATTGAGGGTGCTAATGCTACATTGGAAAAAGTGCAAAGATATTATGGCGGTGAGGAACATAGTTAGACAATGGAACGAGGCAACAGGAGGATATTCGTACCGCTTCAAAGGTGGAGATATTTTCCTTCGCTTGGTAAAGGCTGATGGTATTTATGAATTGCGTAACCCTATAGGTTATGGTGTTCAAGTAGTCAAATGCAAAGACTTGGATGAAGCAGATGCAAAAGCCAAGGAAGTGCTAGAAGCTTTTTTTGAAGACAAAGTTAACATAAAAGTTATTTGATTATGGACTTAGAATTGTTGATTGATAAGATAGACTTTAGTCAAGGTGCAAGGCAGGTAGCCAAGCAAGCCTTGGAGTTGGGAATGAAATATCAAAAAGAAGGTGCTTGGCATTCTGTTGAAGAGCTGCCTGAGTATAACAGACGCATTGTCGGTCTGACCAAGGTTCGCAAGCGTTTCAAGCATCTGAATTTCTTAGGCGAGGAATGGTGGAATAGGTTCACGAAATCAAACGCCATCTATAAATGGGCTTATGTGGACGATTTAGTTTGATAGTAATCGTAGAAATCCATAATGCTATTTTGTTTTAAATGTTTGCCCCATCACTATATATAATAATGTAGTGGTGGGGATTTTTGTGTTAACGTCAGTAAATTATTGGTGTTATGTGTTATGATATATTAAAGAATAAAAGAAACACATTAAAAAGTTTGCATATTTCAGATATTCTTTGTATCTTTGCAATGTAATTAAGAAACAAGGTTACTAATTTTAAAAAGGTGAGACACACCATAAAAACTGTAAGAAGAAAGTGGAAAAGAATAATGTATATGTAGAGGTGTTGGCAAAGATTGCCAGCCTCATGGGTAGAACAAAGGAGTCTATCCAGATGTCGTCTTCAAATACTCATACGAGTATTACGATGTTTGCTGAAAATAATAGCAAGATTATTGGAAATTGGTATTTTGATGCTTCCGATAGCAAGGAGTTGGTGGATGCTACTTTCAATGGTCTGAAGGCTTTGGTTGAGTCTCTTGAGCACAATAAGAGCAATGACGGACAAGCAGCGTAAGTACATAGAAACTCTTATCAAGAAAGTGTTTCGTAATGCAGATTCGCAGAGCGAAATACTTTCCAGATTGGATAGGGTTAAGATTTCAAGCCATCAAGCTTCAGTAATGATACATGCATTGAAGTTAGAGTGCAACATCGGTCGCTCCGTTCCGGCATATATGTTAATGGCAAACAATCTAAATCCAAAAATGGATGAGTTCTTTAGTATATTAGGGTACGATGAATGACGTATTCTTCAAGAAGAAAAGAAGTTGATATGAAAAAGGTAATAATGATAATAGCCGTTGCCGCCATTTTGGTAGGTTGCAAAGGTAAGGGTACAAGAGTCCAAATCTCGGATTCTGTTGACAAATTCAATGTCGAGAAATTGTTTGTTGTTGATAGTATAACAGTGTACAGGTTTTATGACCAAGGAAATGCTATCTATTTCACTAACCGGAAAGGTAGGGTAGATGCAACCCATTCTGAGTACAATCCGGTTACTCATACATACAATGACGAGGTTAACGAAACTTTATGTGAAGGAGACTAAAAAATGGAAAAGAGATTAACTAAGGAAGAGTTCCTTAAGGACTTATGGCATACTGCTAGCGAAAAGCCAAACATTAAGCAAGGAGAATGTTGCGTTACATGTTTGGTTAAGTTCAAAAACGGAAGTACGGAATTATGTGTATATTTCCGTAATCCAGAAGGATGGGTATGTGATGATATGACTCCTAAAGATTTTAAAAGATATTTTAAGGGATGGCTCTATATTGATGATTTACTTCCAAAGGAAGGAGGTAATCAATGAAATCATTTGTATTTGATGTTATGCTCAACGGAAGATTTGTCTGCACATTGAAGTATAAATATTGTGCGCTCTTCCCGATAGATTTTGAAGATTTAACAAAGTTCATCCTCAAAAAGAGACCCACTTTGAGAGGAAAGGACTATAGAATAGTGTTTTGATTATGAAAGAGTTTGAAGTTGGAGAAAGAGTAACTCTTGAAGTTACTGAGACTGATAAAGAATCTTGCAAAGGGTGCTTCTTTGATAGTAAGAAGTTTTGTGAAGTATGGCAGCTATACCCTTGTAGCATCAAAGAACGCTCAGACCATAAAAATGTAATTTTTAAAGAAGTTAAGGAGTAAAGAGATATGTTATACGAAACAAAACAGGGAAGTAACGCTTATGAATACATTAAAGGTATTCTCGATGCTGAAGAGAAAGAGTATCAAGCCTACATGAAAAGAGTGGAAGAAGCCGTAGGCTTCGAGTTTGAAAAATATCAGGGCTATCAGCCTAACAGAACTCTCACAAGAGTGTACGAGATTACCGCTATATGGGTTCTTTCTGAGCGTTACGATACGCTAGATAAGAAGGTGTGGAAGAAGATAGACGGTGTAAAATTGGAAGACGGTTACTATGTAGCTATTGCGCCTAACAAGCGTTGTAAGCAAGGCAAGGCAATAGCCTCCGTTCTTCTCTCCTATAAATCAGTTGCTAACCATTTCAAGGTAATGAAGGAACTGAATATAGAAGTCCCTCAAGTTAGCCGTTTCTCTATTACTCAGCTCCTCCGTCACAAAGACCGCATTTTCGTTTACTTTGATGACAGCATCCGAGCCGAGAAGCACAACTCTGATTTCAAGGAAATCACGATAGGTGAGTATGAGGATTTCATTAATAGCAAAGATTAAAGCGAATGGAACAGAAATATATAGTTGGTGATGTTGTTATGTATCACAACAAAATCATGGTTGTTAAAGAGCCTAGAGACGAAAGTCACTTTGACTTGTCTTGCCCTAAAGAAGGGTTAGTATATTGTCTTGTTGATGTTAATGAGATAAAGCCAGTAAGTCTTACTATTGCCATATTGGAAAAGAATGGATGGAGTAAGGGACAAATATACTTTAGGCATAGTCGTATTCCAAGAATTAAACTTTGCACAGACGGCGGTATTAGTTGGTCTGTTTCAATAAATAATGATATTATGGGAGGGTATATCAATTACGTTCACGAGTTACAGCATATCCTATTTGCTTTTAAAATCAACTTAGAAATGGAGGTGTAGGTGTATGAAGCTAGTTATCGAACCAATGAATACGCTACCTTGCCGTTTGGAGGTATTTGCCATTAATGGAAAGAATGCTAACCAGAATGATTTTGTTTATGCGTATGACCATGACATAGAGAACGCAGAGACTGATACCTGTTCTGATATGCAATTAGAGTTCAAGTTTATAACAAAGGAAATACTTGACAAATATAACATAACGGAAGAAGAATATAGGGTCATCTGCTACGAACTAAAACGTGTGCTACGAGAAGGGAAATGTGATAGTTGTTACATTACACGCATCTTAGTACAAAAATATAGGGCGTTAGCAATAATGAGAATAATAAGCATTTAACCGCCTTCGGGCATAAAAGATATTAGTATGAAAATAAGTGATTTGGTTAAAAGTTTAGAGAAAATAAAGGCAAAACACGGAGACTTGCCTATTGCTTTTGAGGTAAGTGATGATGACTGCTGTCCTATAAAGAAAATACACGTCAAAAAGATATATGACGATGATAGTACCGTTTCAGAAGCAGGTTTCTGTGATGTAAGAAACTTAGGTGATGGAGAGAAGTATTTAAACATTAGCGATATGTTAGGTGGTTAACGCCTTCGGGCATAAATAAATAGTAATATGAATGCAACAGAAGCAAAGAAGAAACTATTTGAGATTAGAAAAAATCTTATTGACGATAAGCAGAAGCATGCTATTTGGTTAGCAATCAAAGCTATTGATTATTGTATAAGATTGAGGAAAGGATATTAACAGATAGTAATATGAAAGCAAGTGAGTTGATAGAGCATTTAAAATCTTACATTGATATCACGGGTGGAGATTGTGAAATGCTTGTATTTGACAAAGCAGAAGGTGTTTCTTGTGATATTAACGAGACTACCAGTGATGGCGATTATGTGTTTCTGCACATTTCATCTGATAAATACACAACGAAGACACCAGAGTAACCAACCATCCTTTATGGGATATAAATATAAGGAATATGAAGGAATTAAGAAAGAAAACATTTAAAAATGGTGTCGTGTATTGCCTTCAATTAGAAGATGGCTTTCTAGTTGAAACTACAGACACGTTCTTACCTTATTACACCAAAGATGCAATAGGCAGACATCAAAACAAGCTTGATAACAATGAGCTTGGCGACCGTACAGAACGTTGGATGATTGGAGTATCTACAATGAGTGGGTGTCCAGTAAGATGCAAATTTTGCGCTACAGGCAACATGAAACGTTATCGCAATCTTACGGCAGAAGAAATTGTAGAGCAGGTTGAATTTGCCATCAATAAGGCAGGTGCTGACCCAAGCAAAGCAAAAGAGTTTAAAATTAACTATACTCGTATGGGCGAGCCATTTCTTAATATTGATGCCGTCAAGGAAGCTATCCGTATTATTACGGAGAAATACCCTAATACTCATCATTACGTATCAACGATTGGCATCAAGGGGAGCGATTTCTCTTTCGTTAAGGGAAATATCACATTGCAGATTAGTTTGCATTCATTTGATGATGACAAGCGAAATTGGTTGATTCCTTATAAGAACAAAATGACAATTAAGGAGTTGGGACAGATTCGCACAGAAAGCAATCTAAAGACTACAATCAATCTTACACTTGTTGACACTTCCGATTTTGATGCGGAAAAGCTGAAAAAATGGTTTGATAAGGAGCATTTCTTTGTAAAGTTATCTCCTATCAACGTGAATAACATATCAGAAAAGAATCATCTAGGAACTGGTGTAGTAGAAGGAATTAATTTAGTATGAAAAAGGGAATTTTTAGATACCGGATTATTACAAATCTGAATTGCAACATGAATGAAAGTACAGGAGTAAACGGAAATTGTTACTTCTGTTACCAAAAGTTCAAGTCACCATTGCGCTTGGATTGTGATAAGATGGAGAAAACATTGAAGAAGGTTGGCGTTCTGAAAAGAGCAACTATCATGGGAGGCGAAAGCTTGCTCAATCCAGATTTGGTAAAGATTGTAAAGATAGTCAGCAACTATACGTCAGATGGTATTTGCCTTGTTACAAATGGAATACTGCTTAATGAGGACATCATCGTAGCATTGAAAGATGCTGGATTAACTGAGGTTGCTATCAGTGTGTCTTCTATCGAGCAGTACGAAAGACGTAGAGACATGGCACTTCAGTGTAAAGAGATTATTCCAAACACAAGAATAAACATTCCTAAGTGTAAGGAAAGCTTGAATCCACAATTGTTGGAAACAATACTGGAAGATGGCTTCTATAGCATTGTTTGTGAAGATTTACAGGCTAGATATGGTGAGATAAGACTCCCAAAAGGTTCTGTAAAGGTTGGCGATGACGGGTATGGATTTTACGATTACAAGTGGAATGGTCATACATTTGGAGTATTTGGCAATTATGGGAAGTACAACCGAAGTGATATTATCGTAACTCCTCTTGGAAATTTCTGCGATTGGGAAAAGTACTGCAAGGCCGTTAAGAACAATGAACTTGTAAGAAGAAACAATCATATTGATGATGACAAAATTGTGCATTGATTTCGGAAGTGGCTATAATCCAAAAACTGGATATAAAACTTGCGATGTAACAACCCTTCCACAATTGGACTTCCTGTATGATGGAAAAGATGAGATTGTCGGACTAAGAGAAAAATCAGTAGATGTATTCTATCTAAGAAACGTTGTTCATCATATCCCAGACTTACAGAGAACCTTCACAACCTTGAAGAAGTATCTGAAGGTAGGTGGAAAGCTGGTTATCATTGACTGCAATCAAGGTCATTACAAGACAAATGTATTTCTTGACAATTTGTGGTATAGATTTGTTGGCAACAACCACGAAATCTTTATCAGTAAACAGTATAGAGATTACATCAATGTTTTGATCAAGTTAGGCTTTAAGCAATTATATTATAAATCATTTAAAGAAAAGGAGATTACTAAGTATGAATGCAATTAAGAATCAATTGGAAAAGATGGGTTACGATTATGCAGTAGCAATCGCAACAAAGGCTGAAATTGAGAATGGAGCTGCTTGTGGTCAGCTCGCTATTATTTGTGAGTAAGTAATTAATCACCCTCTCCTGTAAAAGGGAGAGGGTAAAAAGAAAAGAATATGAGATTAAGTGAATATAAAGCAGGTACTATCTTAGTTGCTAGTGATGGTAAAGTGTTTATCCATGATGGCTTTGTTAACGCTGATGGATATGGTGTGATAATTGGTGAGGATTCTGATGGAATGATTCAGAAATCCAATGGTATTGGCAATTGGATGAAGTGTCACATTAAAGGTGTTGCGACAAAAGAACAGATTCGTGGGTTCTTTGCCAAGGTTCGTAAAACACAGAAAATTATCAATTACTAAGGAGGGTAAAAAAAAGAAGAGAATATGGATTTAGTAATTACAATATTAGGTTGGATTGCATTAGGTGTTATATCTGCTTATCTGTTAGCAATAATAGGTAAAATAATCTTTGATGCTGCAACCGCTGATTATAAGTTATACAAGCATGTAAGATTGTGTCGCAAGAGATTGCTAAGACAGCGATATGAAGATTACGCTTGGCTGTTATTCCAGTTAGAGAAAGATACGGAAGTTTTCAATCTTACTCATAACACAAGAGATTGGACTTTTGAAGATTGGAGAGAATTTTATCTTAAAAAAGCTAAGGAGGATAAGCAATGACTATAACAATACCAATGTGGCTACTATATGTCGTAGGAGGCATTGTAGCAATCGTATTATTATTTTGTTCGTATGTTGGAATAATTTTTCTGTGGGGTTTTTATGACCCTTTTAAAAAAAATAGAAAATGAGCAAAGATAAAGCGATAGTTCACATTAATAATGTTTCCAAGATGATTGGCTTAAAAAGAATAAAATTAAGTGAAGGCACTATAATTCATATTCAAAATGAGTTAGTCTTGGCACTTAAAGAGTTGGAGGATAGAATATGATACAAAAACAGACATGGAAGGATGAAATCAGAATTTTAATAACTGATGAAGAAAATCATGGCTCTGTTCAAATATCTATTCCATTATATGTTAGCGATATTTTCGGCAAGGCTGATGCTCTAATATACGCTCTTTGGGTTGATGTTGTTTATAGAAGAAATGGTGTTGCACAACGCCTGTTACAACTCGCAGAACAACAGGCTAAGTTAAATGGAGTGAAGACAATCGGATTGGAATTTGTTAAAGATGAATCTGATAGATTTGTTCTAGATTGGTATCTCAGTAGTGGTTATAAACCATTTGATAAGAAAAGTAATTTATTAATTAAAAAAATATAGTATTAGTTATGTCATGGTTAGCAGTAGATAAAGGTGGCTGTGAACATATTTTTGCAGAAAAACCTTGCAGAAATGAAAGTAATACATTATGGATTTGCTCTGTCGTATATTTATATGGGCAGAGGTACGCAAATACCGGTTGCTGTTACCTTCCTAAAGGAAGCATTAAGAAGCTCATCGGAAAAGAATTGTCTTGGAAAGATGAGCCTGTCGAACTTAAAGGAGAATAAGTAATGAATGAAAAGATTCAAAAATGTCAAACTTGTTATTATGATAATAGGTGTTATTGGCAAGAGTTAGCAGACCATATTCCTATGGATTGCAATGACTAAAAAAAAGAGGGATAGGAAATGAGCAAAATGAACGTCAAAAAGTCTCTTCTAGATGTTGTTAAAAGCAATAACTTAGAGATACTAAAAATAGATTTATTCAATGATTTTGAGTTGTTCGTAAGGGAAGGTACTAGGGAACGTAATGAGTATTGCAAGACTTATGCAACATTAGACGATTTGGATTTTGATGTAGAGGCTTTCTTGCTTAATGATGAAGTACGTGGAATTGTATACTGCCAAGATAAAGACACAAAAGAACCAGTGTGGATTGAACCTTGGAGTGACGAATGCTATTCTTGGTGGCAGATTAGTAGAGTTCCTGCCTTCTATAAGGATAGACTTAAAGATTTAAATATGAAAAAATATGAGTAAAGTATCGGCACTAACAATTATTGATGATATGATTGAAAACTATACTAGAATGATGAACGCAGGAAATAAGAAAGTTCTTGTAGTTCACGCTAGAAGTTTTCTAAAACTAATCAAGCAAGAGTTAGAACTTAAAGAAGAATAGTTATGGAAAGAATATTCGAAGTAAATATTAGAGTTACTATTGATTCTAAGTGCAATGATAGTGACGATAATATTATAGAAGAACTTATGTATGGAGCAGATAAATATTTCTATCCATATTGTTGTAATAATGAACATATAGAGCATACTAATAGTACTGCTCATAAATTAAATAAAAAATGAAAAGTATGCACGAAGAATTTATAGGAGCAGGAGTAGCTAACTTGTTTATTGAACGAATGAAGTTAGAAGGATGGTTGCCAATTAAAGAGTATTTCAAGATGAAAAAACTTGGAATTGAGCTTGATTGGGTAATGGTTCTTACTATGGAGAATGATGGATTTATCGCAATACCAATGGTAGCAGAATATCGTGTTCCACATAAAGATAGTGGGCGAAAATCTGGTTGGTATAAAGACGAGATTGATAATCCAAACAGGAGAATTGATGATTGGACTAATGTAATTATGTTCAAGCTTATAGATAAGCCTTATGTTGACGGAATAAGAGATTCTATTCTTGACAAATATAAAGAGGCTGAAGGTATTACAGATACTCATGCTTATAATTTGTCTTTCAATGAGGCGGTTATTAAACAATGTAAGGGAATTAAATGATTTTAGCGTATGAAATTAGAAAATATCAAATTCAAGGCCAAGCGTCTTGACAATAACACTTGGGTAGAAGGTTACTTCTGTGTTGAATGTGGTAACACTTACATCATCGAGGATAGGCAGAGTGAATCAATGCTTAATAGAAACGAGGCACATCAGGTTGACCCTTCAACAGTCTGTATGTTCACAGGACTGACAGACTGCAAGGGAAGAGAAGTTTGGGAAGGAGATATTCTACAGGATGTTGATGATGACAATATTAAGTATGTTGTTACTTTTGGTGAAGGCGCATTCTTTGCGCGAAAGGTAGGTCTATATACAGGTATTCCTCTTCACGAATGTGTAGGTAGTTTGGGTAATGATGTAATAACTTATGCAAAAGTTGTTGGTAATAAATTCGATAAAGAGAAGTAGCGTATGAATATAGCAATTTTATATCTTAGTATGAGTTTTATCTACATCTTGCTTGTTTGTTTGGATGGAGAAGATGTCAAACCAAAATGGAAACAATGGCTAGCTGACCAACTAGGCATCAAACCAAAGATAGAGGTTAGATACATAAAGCCACAAGTTATGAAGCTTCGTTCAAGAGTTACAATGTCAAATTTTGAAATGCAATACTATTGCCGTGACAAATCTGGCATGGAGCAAATGAAGAGAAGAGCAATAGAAAGTGTGTATGATGAAATTCTTAAGGGAATGAAGGAAAATGGATTGGTTTCCATTTCGCAATATAAAGACATCTATACAAATAGCACAATTTACGAGGGGACATGTAGTATTTATAAAAACAAGTAGTATATGAAGATAAGACAAGCTAAGAAAATCTTGAATATGATGGCGAAAGGAACGGACACACGTTACTTCGATTCAAAATATACATTCAAGAAAGAGAGTAGATTCATTCCTAGATTAAAGAATCTCTATCAGAAAGCAACTATCAGATGGAATAAGGTAAATATGCCGAGTGCTAACGTTAGTTTGTTTCGTTCAATTTTGAGAACTTCAAAGGAATGCGGTCGTTGTAAACATTTCAATGGTATGTTTGCAGGAAGATGTACTAAACTACATAAGTATGTTGAAAGCAGCGATTGGTGTCATGGAACGTTTTTCCATAGAAAGTGAGGTTGACATGAAAATAAGACAAGCTAAGAAGATAATGAAGAAAGTCTATAAAACCCGATATTGGGCTTATAGGCAAGGCTATTATTGCGGCAAGAAGGATGCTGGAAAGCTAGCCGGAGACCATCGTTTGTTAAAGGCTATGCGTCTTACAAAGAAGTGGAAAAGCCGCAAGATACGAAACGAAGCGAATAAAATGTTGAAGAAAAATCCGTTAAAACCGAGAGAACTTCAACGTAGTGTTTTAAGATTGAAAAGATATGGATGTAGCAAAGCTTAATCAGGAAATTTTAGGCGTAGATTTGGAATACAAAAACGTCTATATTGATGCGGAGAACACAAGAATGATACGTGCCAAATTACCTGATGGGTATTGCGATTTGGTTCGCACAGATGTGTGGAATGGTCGTGTGAATCATCCGGAAGAGCATGATATTGTAAAATATACGGCAATCTCTTGGTATAGAGAAGAATTTGTCGGTGGAGTTGATTTAGGTCGCAACTATATGAATGCTAAATATAAGTTCTTCGAGTTGGTTGTGAATAAAAAATATATTTTGGAAATAAAACATATGAAAAATGGAAATTAAGGATAATAAGTTAGTTCTAGATATTCCTAAAGGAATGGAAGTGGACATTGAAAAAAGTGACTTGAAAGCTGGTGTTATTAAGTTTAGAAAGAAGAAAATCTGCTATGCGGATGTCTTATCTACTTTAGCTTATAAAGATGTTTATCCTGCAGACATTAAAGTTCCTGAAATGATTGCTGGAAAGATAATCGCATTAGCTAGATTAATGGCTATAGCTAAGTACTATAATGGAGATTGGAAACCGGACTGGAATTCTAAAGAATATAAGCATAATATCATGCGAACCAGCGAATATGGTATTACTTCTTGTGGTAATTATAACGAAGGTGCAATTTACTTCAAGAACAAAGAAGATGCCCAAGCCGTTATTGATAATCCGAATTTCAGAAGCATTCTTGATGCAATCTATAAGGACTAAGGCTTATGAAGGAAATGTTCTTTAAGAGTGTAAAGTTCCGTGAAGTTCAGCATTTGGCATTCTCGGATGAATATATAACTGCATACGTATCGGTGAACCATGTTCCTAAGATACACCTAAGTGTTAATACACCTCGTGACGAATATGGGCTTGTGAAAGGCAAACCAAAGCGTTACTTTAGAATGGGGTTTGGAAAATGGCTCACCGAACGAGCGTTTGAGAAGAAATATTTTAGTGAAGAATAAAAATATGGAGAATAAGGACAAAATAATCAATGAGTTTCTGAATAGTTTGTGGCATGATGCAAGTGAGACTCCAGACTTGGATAGACGCATTTTGTATGAGTATAAGCCTAATGGTGTGATAAATCCACAAACACATATCAGAGAGGCTACATATGAAAAGATACATTGGAAGGAATGCGGTTATAAGCCGATAAATCCAGAGCGGATTATTACTCGTTGGCTCTATGTGGATGAATTGTGTCCCAAGAAAGGAGGTGAAAAATGATAGACATAAAGAAGAAAGTCCAAGCAGCTAAAGATTACGCAAGCAAAAGCTATCGTGTAATCAGAAAGGTTAGCAAAAACGGCTTTATGGTTCAAAGAGATAAAAATGCCGATAAGCATTTCTTGGATGGCATTGATTGGGCAGAGAAAGAGATATTCAAAGATTTGCTTCACCCTGCTAGCGAAGTTCCACGTAACGACAACGGAAAGGTTCTTGCGTTCTCAAGAGTATTCTGTAATAGAAAACTCTACGACATGAACGCTATGCTCGATAAGACTACTTGCAATACATATCAAGAAATGTGGGAAGAGCAAGTCTATATGTTCCATTTGTCTGATTGGATATTCGTAGATGAGTTGTTTGACTTAATTATCAAAGGAGGTGAATGCAAATGACCGATGCAGAATTTAATAAGTTTGTGCTTATACTAGAGAATGAAGCGTTTCGGTTTGCAAGAAGTCAAAACGTATTAAAGGAACATCGAGGGGTGATAGAGCAGTCTTTCAAGATAGGAGGGATGTTCATCCTTCGAGAGTTGGAAAAGTATTTTAATCAAAATAAGTAAGCGTATGATATTATATGAGAATCAATGTTTTGAGCTTTTAAAAGCTTTGTGTTATAGTGTCCCACAGAATCCAAATGTCGGTAGGTTTGAGATTGCAAACGTGATACTTGACACATTACAAAAAATAAAAGATGCTGATTAACAGCTTTCGGGCACAAATTTAAAGATAATGACAAAGGAAGAAATATTGGAAAAGGCATCTGATTTTGAGGATGAAGATGAGTTTGTGAAGTGTGATAGATTGCCGTTCACTGAAGAATTGTGGCTTTTACATCAGCTAGTGTATATTGGCTTGTCTTGTACCTATACAGGTCGTGGTTATATAATAGAGAAACTTAAAGATTAGTAAAATGGAAGCAAATGATTATTTGAAAGCCATGCAAGCTATGGACGAATTGGATAGACTTGTAACTAGTGTTTATCCGGATAAGTTCAAGTTGGTCTGCAAGAAGCATGGAATAGATGAATGCGAGGCGATGAACATGTATTCGTACTTGCAAAAGATGCATAAAGGTCAGTCTTGGTTAGTTAGATACAAGCCATTGGAATATCTAGAGCGTGTATTAACACTAGCCAAAGAAGCTTATGCGTCTTACATGAACAACGGCTTGATTCTAAGTATGGTCAATTTTGGTGATAAGTACACAAGAATACTTGTAATATTTGAGAAAGATGGCGTAAGAAGCCAACAAGAATTTGACCTTAGAGAGCAAAGAACATATGTTGATATAGCGGACTTTATTGGAAATGGTTACTCCATCGTATCTGTTATCCGTCAGTCTGACAATGTTGATAGCGAAAAATTTGTTGGAGAAAAGGATGAGCGAAGTCATAGTATTCCTATTTACGATGGTGATGTAATGCTTTGTTACGTGAATAAACCGGAATTTTGGAGTTCCGATTGGCGTAATAGCGGACTTTATATTTGTGAGAACGGCTCATATCATAGATTGCTATACACTCCGAATAAGGGGTACGTAAGACATGGAGAGCCTGATGTAGATGAAGACTTCACCCTGGATATTGGGGAAGAATCCTTCAATAGTTATGTTATGACTTTAAGCCAGTCTTGGTATAAGTTGGGTAATGTTCATGCAGGTATAGGCTTTTTGAAGGAGAAAGAATAGAAGAGTAAAAGGAGAGGAATATCATTTCCCCTCCTTTGCCCTAATCTCCAGCTCGATAGGCTTGCCGCAATGGGGGCAGATGATAGCCGGATGCGATAAGGTTTCACCATCAATAGCAAGGAAACTAGATGGCGAGCAACCACAAATACTAGCTATTTGTTCTACTTTCGCAAATGAAATTGAGCCATTATTGATTTGTTGCGATAAAGCTGATTGGGTAATACCTAACTTTTCAGCTACAGATGAAATGGTTTGCCCATGACTCCTAATTATTTTCTTTAAGTCCATACCTTATTATATATAAGTGAATACTAATATTTATTATGCTGCAAAGATAGCTTATTTTTTTTTAACTGCCAAAGAAAAAGAGTTAAATATTAGAATTAGCTAATAATTAGTGAATAAATGTTTAGAAATAGCTTATAAGTGTTAAATAAGTGGTAATATTAGAAATTTCTTATAGAAATATTTGGCAATATTAGAAAAAACTACTATCTTTGCAATGTCTTTAAGAGATAAAGGCTTTAAAGTTTAACTATTAATTGCTGCTATGCAGCCGAGTCGGCACTCGTAAAACGGTTTGAGGATATGACTACTTCAATTAAGAACAAGATGAGAAAGGTAATGCAGTTAGCACATAGAGCCTATCAGTTGAAATCAAGTTCAATGTCTTGGGTTGAGTGCTTGAAACAGGCTTGGCAGGTTGTAAAGCTTGAGTCAGCGATGAAGACCAAGGTAGTAGAGTTCTTCTTTATGAAGATGAATGGTGAGGTAAGACAAGCCTTTGGTACTCTCCTTCAGAGCCACATTGACTATACTCCAAATGGTACAGGGCATGCAGCATCAAGAGATTGCATCCGCTATTGGGATGAAGCAAAGGGCGCATGGAGACAATTCAAGGCTTACAACTTCTTGCGAGTTGCATAAAGATATATTCACGTTCTAAGGTGTTTGGCGAGGCTTAATAGGGGGTGTGCCTTTAAACACCCCTTTAGTTTAGGACTTTTAAAGTATTTGAGATATGGAAACAATTGCTAAGTGTTTGAAAGAAGTGTTCTACAAAGGGCATCATATTACCAAGGTGGAGGACGTATTCGGTCAGGTTGCCGTTCGCATTGATAATGTTGTTGAACCAGACTATGCTAGCATAGCCGATGCAAAACGAGTAATCAATGGTAAAGCCCCTAAGTGGTTTAATGATGGCTATATGTGGGACGAAGCCAGCAAGAAGGTCGTAAAAGACCCTAACGCTTTCCGATGGGAGGAGTAAGAAAAGATAAGGTAAAGAACTTAATACAATTGATTATGGAAAAGTTTAATGATGGCAATTATGTATTCGATATAACAAACGAGTTTCCGGATGGCTATGAGATTTGGGCGATTGGTCGAAGAAATTTCAAGCACAAAGGCTACGTACCATTGTGTGAGGTCGATGAGAGCCGCTACGTCAAAAGAGATACCTTGAAGGCTTTGAAAGTCAAGGATGAAGCATTAGCTTTGACTTTGCTCTATGAAGCCGTTAAACGAGGTGTTAATAAGAAGAAGTATAACAAAATGATTAATGCATAAGAAAATGGATGAGAATTTTCTGAATGTGCTCTATATCGAGCATACAGATAAAATAGGCGTTCTAAAGGACGATAAGGAAGAAAGGGTATCAATTATCCTTGGGACGGACAAAACGCTTGTAGAACGCAAGAAAGAGGGTAAAACGTACCTTCTTGTACCTTTGACAAAGAACCATACATTTGTCTGCAAGGATGATAGCATTGATGTGGATGGTGAGTATATCAAGAGTGAAATCTTCTTCCGCAAGGATGCTTGCCAATGGATTGAGATTGACAAAGAAACGTTATCTAAGGTAGCGTAAGAAATAAGGTGGTTTAAGCTATGAAAGTATATGTAGTAATATCTTCATACCAACATGGATTGGGTGAAGCAGTGGAGGTTGATGCAGAAGTTTTCTCTACCATAGATAAGGCAAGAAAAGCGATAGGACACAAAGGGATGAACACTTTGGAGAATTACAAGCGAGTTTTGAATTGTGATGATTATCTATACAATATCTCAGATTCTTTCTTCCATATCTCAGACAGCGAAGGAGAAACGTGGGACAATTTTGACATCGTAGAACGAGAAGTAAAGTAATAAGACTATGGATATTAAGATTATCAAAGACATCTTAGATGATGCAAAGGAGTGTGGTTGCATTGCAGGAATTTCACTCTCTAATGGGCAGTTAACTCATACAAACTTTAGCAAATCAAAGTTATTTGATTTTGCTGCCGATGTTCTTTATAACAAAAAAAGCATTTGATAACTATACTTGGTGAGAACGGAAACAGAGATTACATTGATAGTGACTCTATCATACGTATCTTTATTAGAGAAGGTGTTTAACAATTAATTATAGGAGAATATGGATGCAGGTCATGTGAATGTGATATTAGGCGAAGCCGAGAACAAAGGTCTTAGAGGAAATATCAACTTGGTAGGTGGAGCAAAGATAAGTTTCGACTTCAATAGTGTTGGTGGTGAAAACTCTTTCAATTGCAATACAAAGAACAGAACACTTATGATTGGTAGTGGAAGTACAGTAGTGTTTACACGTAAATATATTGATTGTAGCTCTATCCAGTATATTGAAGTGTTTGAACGTACAAAATAATTATAGGAGACAAGAATATGAATATACTAGACTATTATGAGGTTGTCACCTCAAAGATTTTCAAGTTGGAAAGCATGAACGAGGGGCTTGTATTGATAGCACCGGAGCAGGAGGTGGATGGAGTCCGTTCCTTGATGGTGGGATTATATGTGCCAGAGTATGAACGATACAAGATGTATACTTTCCGTTCCTCTATGAACGAGGGTGAACTTGGCGACAAGTACAAGGCGATGGTCGGCACGATGGATGTGCTAAAACCGGATTGGGACAGAATCAGAAAGAAAAGACGGAAGAGGATTTAACCTCTTACCGCCTTAAGGATGCATTCGTTGATGAAGTCACTCTTGTTTCCGTCTAAGGAATTGAGGATGTCGAGTGTTTCTTCTGTGGCAGAAAAGAACATACGTTTAGCGCATTTCTTCTTGCGTCCACAGCCTTCTCTTGCACCTCCCCATGACTTGGTTGTCTTTTCTTCGTTTGTGTCCATACGTTAAAAATTTGGTGGTTTGAAATAAATTTCGTACCTTTGCAACGAAATCCCAAGGTGGGAGGCGGTGGGCAGCACCACCTCCCTTGGAGTTAGAATAATCTAATCGTGAATGATAAGATTTCTATTTTCCAAATCTTCAATGAAACTTTGAGAACGTTCATAAGACTTTGGGATTTCATTTTACCTACTCTTTCAGGTTTTCGGCATCCCCTTTGTAATCTCTCTTTGATTACACTGCAAAGATACGAAAAATATTTGAAATATGCAAACTATTTCAAGATTATTTTAAGAAAATATGAAAATAAATTAGAGTTTTCTTGCATTTCTCGAAGGTTTTTGTTACTTTTGCGGATGCAAATAATAAAACAATGAGCTTATGAAAGTATTATCAATTCGCCAGCCGTATGCTTGGTTAATCGCTATCGGCTGCAAGACCATTGAGAACAGAACATGGAATAGAAAATTCCGTGGCCGTTTCCTTATCCATGCAAGCCAAGCCAAACCCGAAAAGCTTGACGGATGGCAGGAGAGCGCAATGAAGAAATATTGCCAAGAGCATGGTATTGTTATTCCGGACTTTAAAGACTTGCCAACGTCAGCCATTATCGGCAGCGTAGAGTTGGATGATATTCAGTATCAAGAGGCTTATCCGGATGCATTTGCTGAAGATTTCCAATATCATTGGTTCTTGAAGAATGCTAAATTGTTCGATGAGCCGATTAGAAACGTCAAAGGCAAGTTGTTCCTCTGGGATTATGAGTATAATGAAGCCGAAATGTAAAATAACAATACTTTTGTAATAAAAATACAAGTCTTTGAAAATTAGCGCAAAAGTCTTTGTTCTCCTATGGGTTAGATAAGTAGTAAATGTAAATATATTATTAAATGTTTAGAATATGAAGAAGTTTTTGTTAATGGCATTGATGATGATGTTTGGTACGTTATCATTAATGGCGCAAGATGTAAAGTTTCACTTTAATTCGAACTTTAAGTTTGTAACTGATGACGAAAAGGAATTTGTTGTTATTCCTATGGATGGTTATTCGCAGGATAGTTTGTTTCGTGCCGTATCTTCGTATTTGGATAGAAAATATACTTCTAAGACAAATGAGATTACAAAATTTGGAAACGAGCAAGTCACATTGAACGTATTTATTACTGATGCTTATTATGAGAAAGTAATGGGGCTTCCTCTTAGAAAGCATATGATTTGCACTTATTCATTTAATTTCAAAGATGGAAAGTTTCGTGTTAACGCACCAGTGGTCAATAAAGTTATAACTGGTGCTCCAACGGAATTACCTAGTAGTTTTGCCGGAGACTGTAGTAACTACTTTAAGAATGGAAAGTTGAATCCGAAGAAAGAACGTTTATATAATGCAATTAATGACCGTGTCAATTATATTTTAAATGATATTTTAAAAAGTTCTTTTGTAAAGTCGGAGTCTGATGAATGGTAAAATTTCAACGAATTTACAGGCTGTTGTGAATTGATTGTTATTATATAGAAGAAAATAAGTAAGAATTGAGCCTTCCGCATGAGAGTGTGGAAGGCTTTTTTGTACCCAGCCTTAATTTTTGCACTTAAATCTTTTGTGAAATAGCACACATTAATTCTTTCGTTATTTCTTTGATTATTAGTTAATTTTGCCAATAAAACATAAAATATGGCAGAATTAAGATTCGATGTCAAAGCGAATTTCGAGGAGGTTACGAAACTTCGTTCCGAGTGCGAAAAATTGAGGGCTGAGTTGTTGAAGACCAATAAGTCAACCGACCCAGCTATTGTTGCGGATTTGACGGAAAAATATGCAGATGCAAGCAATCGCTTAAAGGACTTGACACAAGCTGCTTCAAGAGCCGCTTACGTGATGTCTTCCGAGTTTAATAAGAAGATGCAAGCAGCCGCAAGGGAAGTTTATAGCTATGAACTTCAAATGCAAGCTACCAAAGACCGAATAGAGAAAATCCAACAGCAAATCACGAACAAGAGATTAACTCTAGGAGTTACAACGGATAAGTCATCCATAGATTCTTTACAGAAGAATATTGACTATTTAAAAGGCTCTTTGGCAGGTCAAACAGCTCAGTTGAAGAACTTAGAAGGAGGTGCTGTCGGTGCTCGTCAGACCTTGGAGAATATGCGGAATGAGTATGTTTTGTATGCAGGTTCAGTAAATCCGGCAAAAGAGGCAACAAATATGTTGACCGATAGCATGAGCCAAATGATAGAACGTATGAAGTCCGCTCCAGCTGCCGGAGAGGGTATGTCTAGCTTGTTCCAAAGAGTTACTGGCGATGCTCACATGCTTTCGGCAACATTACTTGGTGGCTTAGGATTTGAACAATTAACACGTAGCGTTTTTAATACTCGTTCCCAATTCCAACAACTTGAAATATCTTTCAATACCATGCTTGGTAGTGCGGATAAGTCCAAACAATTGATGGACGAACTTATCCAAACGGCAGCTCATACACCTTTCGATATGTCCAGCATTACGGGTGGCGCAAAACAACTTTTGGCATACGGAACGGAAGCGAAAGATGTTAACAAAACCCTTGTCCAACTTGGTGACATTGCTTCGGGCTTGAATATTCCGCTTGGAGACCTTGTTTATCTTTATGGAACGACCGTTTCGCAAGGAAGAATGTTTACAATGGATTTGCGTCAGTTCATGGGTAGAGGTGTCCCATTAGCAGAAGAATTGGGTAAAATCTTACACCAAAACACAACGGAGGTTCAAGAGTCTGTTTCCAAGGGTAAAGTGACATCAGACATCTTCAAGGAAGCTATCGCCAACATGACGCAAGCAGGTGGACGCTTCGGAGGCTTGATGGAACAACAATCAAAGACCTTAGAGGGTCAGTGGAGCAATATTGGTGACTCCATCCAGCAGATGTTCAACGAAATCGGCAAAAAATCCGAGGGCGTGTTCTCTAGTGGATTGTCAATTATTTCTTCTATGGTAGAGAATTGGCAAGAGGTAATAAAAGTTATTGGCGTAGCTACAGTAGCCGTTGGTTCTTATCGTGCATCATTAATGGCGGCTGCTTCTATTCGCAAAGCAGAGGAAGCGCAACAAGCCGATGATATGATGAAGGGAATTGATGCTGAAATCAAGCGTTTGCAAGACCTAGAGAACTCAAACTACAAGTCGCTGGGTAAGGACAAAAAGCAAGAGCGAGTAAGCAAACAACAAGACTTGGCAAGTATTGTTGGAGATACTGCTGTGTCTGATGATTTTGTAAAGGCAAGATTAGATGCAGCAGAGCAAGAGGGCATTATTACGGAACAAATGCGTTCTCAATTAGAGATGAAACGTGAACTCTTGCAGGCTCAGCAACAAGCAACAGCACAAAGCCAGATAGAACTTGATGAAGAAAAGAGGAAGACCGAGGAACTTCGTCAACAAAAAATAGAGTCTCTTAAAGATGATTTGAAGACTACTACGGAGAAAATATCAAATCTTGATGATAGGGATGTAGAGTTGGCTAGACAATATACATCAGCCTTGAATGATTTGCAAGATGCCCAAGATGCCTTTACTGAGGCTCAAAAATTGGTTGAGGAAACCGCTGATGGTGCAAACTTGGCTTTTGACTCCGAGGGTAATGCTGTGAACGCACTAGAAGCAAAGGAACGTTTAGCAACCGCTGCGAAGAAAGTGAATATTGCTCAAACAAATGTTTCAACAATTGCAAGTCAGCAAAGAGGAGCTGCGCTTATTCGTGAGCAATTACAAGAGAGACAAGCAACACTACAAACGCAGTTGAATTCTGTTAGTCAAGCTACCAATACGACTACGAAAAAGGCTAGTACTTTAGCTACGGCTGCTTCAACTGTAAAAAATGCCATCCATACCGCAAGTGTTAAAATAATGACAACTGCTGAATTAATGCTTAGTAATGCGGTAAAATCTACAACTATGGCTTTAAAGGGAATGTGGGCTGCTATGCTCGCAAATCCGATTACTGGTATTATAACATTGGTAACAACGCTTGCTAGTGCCGTTGCTATGTTCGGAGGTGAAGAGGAAGATATTTCTGTTGACACTAAGCATTTTGGAGATTCTGCTGAAAACACAAGGGCGAAAGTTGATGGTTTGCTTAACGTAATGAAGTCTTCTAAGGAAGGAACTGATGCTTACAACAAAGCTAAAGAAGAACTTATCCAAACCTACGAGCAGTTCGGGATTAAGTGTGATGCCGAAAAGGATAATTTAACAACACTTAAAGGCAAGCATGATGAATTTCTTGCAACTTTACAATTGGAGAATGCTGAAAGAGAAAAGGCTAATGCTTTAATGTCTGCCACTTCCCAATACACAGAAGCAAGAAACAAAGAAGATGACAATTTTAGCAAAGACTTATCCGGTCATTGGTATCAAGGTGGGCAACATGTAGATAAGGAAGATATAACATCAATACAAATGATGTATAATTCCATAGCAACAGATGAGGTTTTAGATAGGCTGGCTAAGTTGAAGCAAAGAGTAGATGATAGCACATTGTCTTACAAGGAGCATATAGATGCTTTTAATATTTACACAAATGCAGTTAAAAAGACATTTGCGCCTATTGATTCGTTCTTAGAAAAACAACATTACAATATAGCGACTATAGAGAATACTGACCATTCGATATTGGAGCATACGAGTAATCTTGCAAAATTAAAGACAAGTTATAAAAACGCAGAGGATGCGATAATGAAGGCGGCTGCTGAAAATGTAGATTGGAATAATACACAGGCTAGGTCACAATGGGTAGCTCAGCAAAATAAACAAAGCATAGATGCCTTAACTTCCTCAACAGACCAGCTTATTTCTATATGGAATCAGGAATATGGATTAAAATTAAAAATCCATTATGATGATACAGAAATTCCAAGTTGGATGAAATCTTTAACGGATAAACAGTTGCAATCTTTGATTAATAGACGTAAGGCAGATTTAAATAGGCAAGAGCAATACCGAACTAATCATAAAGGAAGTAAATTGCTGACAAAGCAAGGAAATCAGCTAAGAGACGAAAATGCCAATAGGCTTGATGTTGCTATGGCTGGTTCTATTCTGAAAGATAGAGAGGCGAAAAGAAAAGCCGATGCAAATAAGCCGAAGGAAACGACAAAGAAAACTACACCAAAGAAAACAGGTGCAACGGATAATCCACAAGCAAGAGCGTATGAACGCAAGAAGGCTGAGGAGGACTATGCTAAGTCTATTTCATCCTATTCGGAGAAAGCTATTCAAGATATGACCAAGAATCGCATCAATGCGATGAATGAGGGTTATAGCAAGGAATTGGCTCAGATTACCGAGAATGCCGACAAGGAGAGAAAGGCGGTAGAAGAAGGTATAGACAAATTGGTTGAGGCTAGAAAAAAACGTGACCAAGCTGTTTGGGTTAATTCCGGCAAGGGTCGTAAGGCTAATATGTGGAAACAGAGCAAAACCGATGAAGAGTATAAGAATGAGGTTTTGAATGAAACCATGAAGGATAGCAAGGGTAATCCGGTTAAGGTCAATGGCATGAATATGACCATAGGCATGAGTGTTGCTAATCAGATGAATGCAATTCGGGATAAGGCGGTAAAGCAGAATGAGGATGTGCTTGCTAAAGAAGCGCAAAGCATGTACGATTATCTGAAGACTTATGGCACATTCCAGGAGCAGAAGTTAGCTATTGCTGCCGATTATGCTAAGAGGATTAGCGAGGTTGAAAACTCTACGGATTCGGACTCAAGCAAGCAATGGAAGATAAAGTCTTTGAAAGAAGAGCAGAAGAAAGAGACGGATTCGGTTGAGGCTAGTGCTATTATGCAGAAGATAGACTGGTATCAAGTCTTCGGAAATGTTGGTGGCATTATGAAAGATGCGCTTGTTCCTTTATTGGCAGATCTGGATAAGTTCGTAGGTACGGATAAGTTCCAAAATTTGGGTGCAGACCAGCAGAAGAGTATCGTTGATGCTATGCAGAATATCCGTAATTCGATTGGCAATACAAGTGATTTAGGTTGGAAAGACCTTGCAAGGGATGTTGTAGCTTATCAGGATGCTCTGAAGAATGCGAAAATTGCACAAGAGGAATACACGAAAACGGAAACTTTGCTTATACCTCGTATTAAGGTTTTGCAAGAACAGATTGAGAATGCGAAAAAGTCGGGCAATGTTGCAGAGCAAACAAGGCTACAAGAAGAATTGAATAAAGTTCAAGGTCAGTTAGCGGAGTCCGGAAAGAAGATTGTTACGGCTAACACAAAAGTCCGTACTAGTGGTCAGAAGTTGGCTCAAACGACACAGAATGTGACGCAACCGATTTCTGCTATCCATGAGTTCCTTTCTACTTCTGGACTATCTGATTTAGCATCTCTTTGGGATAGCTTCGATCAGCTTAAAGGTGGAATTGATGGATTGAAAGCTTTGGACGAGGCTAAGAATGCGGCTGATGGTTTGAAGGATATGGGTAAGGCAGCCGCAGACGCAGACGCAGCCGCAGCCGCTGGCAAGAAAGCTGGTGATGCGCTAAGTGAAGGATTGTCAAAAGCTGGATTAATAGGTCAAATCGTATCTGCCATCTTGAAGATACTTGATGTTTTGAAAGATGGTATTGGAACATTGATTAGTAGCTTGATTGATACAGTTCTGAATGCGGTCAACGGCATATTAAAGAATATTCTAAGTGGCGATTTTATAACTCAGATTGGAGGGTCTTTGGTAAGCGGCATTGGTAATATTCTCAATACAATATCGTTTGGTGGATTCAATAGTTTGTTTGGAGTTGGTGGGAACGCAAAAGAAGTAAACCGGACTATAGATAAATTGACGGATAGAAATGAAATCTTGACGGATGCTATAGACAAGTTACGAGACTCCATAGACAAGAATAGTGGTATTAAAGCCGTAGAGGACGCTAAAAAAGCCGAAAACCTCCAAAAGGAGAAAGAACAAAATTTAAAGAGTATCATGGAGGCGCAAATGGGTTATCATGGCTCTCATCACAGTTTTAACGCTTATTTTCGAGGATTTTCGCAAGAGCAAATCAAAAAGGTGTCCGAAGCAATAGGCAGACAATGGAATGGTAATCTTAACGACTTGCAATCTGCTGATGAAGCAGCTGCCATTTTGCAGAATCCAGATATGGTTGAGGCTATCAAGAATACAGGTAAGGGTGGCTATGGAGGTAGAGTTCTTGAAAAGTTGAAAGACTATGCGGCTGAGGCTGGAACATTAGAGGAAATTGCTGATGACCTTGCAGAAAGCTTGACGCAAATATCTTTTGATAGTTTGAAGAGCGAGTTCATAGATACTTTGATGGATATGAATTCCTCTGCTCAAGACTTCTCTGATAATTTCTCCAAGATGCTTATGCAAGCCGTTCTGAAAGCTAAGGTGGATGATTTGTTGGGAAATGATATGCAAGCATTCTGTGACGAATGGGCGGAACGAGCTGAGGCAAATGGTGGTAAATTGTCAAAGACAGATATAACTGCCTTGAAGGGAAAGTATGATGAAATGGTTCAAGAAGGACTGAAGATTAGAGATGAAGTAGCCGAAATTACGGGTTACAAGCAATCTTACGAGCAGTCCGCTTCTTCCGGTTCTTTTGAATCAATGAGTCAAGACACAGGCGATGAGTTGAATGGTCGTTTTACAGCGGTGCAGATCGCTACGGAGGGAACGTATGAGGAAACAAAACTCATAAATACCAAGTTGGATGCTATTGCGGCTCGTGATGGTGGCGCAGAGGGTAGCTTACTAACAGCTAGCGTGAATACTATTATGGGTAATGTAGGTAACATTTGGTTAGCTGTTGATGAGGGTAGGACTATCCTTGCACAAAGCTTGATGTACTTGCAGTCGATTGATGAGAGACAAGAGCGATGGCATAAGCCTATGTTGCAAGCATTCAATGATATACACGAATTGAAAGATAAGATGAGTAGATTGTAAACAAAGAAGAGGAACGTCTGATGCGCTCCTCTTTCTTTTTATAGTTTCTTTTCTTCCAGTAATTCGTCAACTCTCGCTTGAAATGCAAGTTCTGTCTCAGAAAGGCTGTAGCCAGAGTAGGAATAGCTTGTCCCGATGATGTGGCCATCAAACCTTCCAGTATTGTCATCCTTTGTGAAAGTGCCTTTGTAGCCCTTGTATTGGAATACTATTTCCTTGTTGTCCTCTTGCTCATCCTTGTCGTAAGACTTAGCTATCTTAATCAGGTAGCAGAAGCCGAACATGAATAGGCAAGAGAAAAAGGAAGAGATTGAGAATCCAACCATTGCCCATCCTATCGCCTTCGTCTCCTGCTCTCCAAAGAAGCCCATCATCAAGCCGATGACAAACAATAAGATAGTTAACCCTAGTGCTATTACACTAATTAACGAGAGAACACGGAATACCGCTGCACCTCTCAAATTGAAAAAATCTGTCATAGTCGTAAAAGTTTTAATTATTAATACTTGCAAGGAATGTTCCTTACGTTACTTAACACTTTCCAGCTTGTCCAGCACGTCCCTAGCCTCAGTGATGGATGATGCGGAATACAACTCACCACCTTGCTTTATTAGGGCGATGAAATCACTCATAGCATCTACTTTGTTCTGCTTATCAAACAATTCTGCTACAGGACAGCCTATAGCGTTTGCTATTTTTTCGATAGTTGATATACGCAAGTCGTTTTTCTCGCTAAGTAAACGAGAAACCGAAACTCTATTCATACCCATCCGGTCTGCTAAGTCTTGTTGCGTTACACCATATTTATTAAGAACATCTTTAAATCTCATAATACATAATACGTTACATTGATATTTTCTTGCAAAGATAAGAATAATATTTAAAATGTAGCATATATACGTAAAAGTATTAACGAAGTTTAAAGAATAGTACGTTACAAATGAATATCTGTTAATCAACCTAAATACGTTACATTTTCTTTATAAAATATTTGGTAGTGTAACGTAAATACGTTACCTTTGCATCGTGATTAAGAAACAAAGGTCACAATAACATTATTAATTTAGCTGAGGTTGCACCTCCGAGTCGGCACTCGTAAAACGGTATAGCAATATGACTACTTCAATGATAAGAAGAAACTTGATTCAGAAGTTCGTTATGATAGAGTTCGTAAGCAACAGGATAAACACCCAAAAGGACGTTGATAGAATGTTGAATATGATAACAATAAAGCTCAATATGAACAACGATGAGGCTAAGAGCTTCTTGCGTGAGAGCATCGGACTTGCAAAGTAAGTAATTTAAGTTTAACGTTTAAAATTGAAAGATTATGGCTACTACATTTAAGAATATGATGAGAGAAGTGATGAATATGGCACACAGAGCCTTTCAGCTTAAAGGTGCTTATATGAGTTGGGCAGAATGCTTGAAGCAAGCTTGGCAGGTAATCAAGCTGAAGGCTCGCATGAAGAAGCAGGTTGTTGAGTTCTACTTTCAGAAGATGAATGGTGAGATTCGTCAGGCTTTCGGCACTTTGATGGAGAGTCATATAGACTACACTCCTAACGGCAAGGGTTACGCTTGCAAGGACTGCACAAAGTATTGGGATGAAGTCAAGGGCGAGTGGAGACAATTCAAGAACTACAACTTGATTAGAGTTGCTTAACAAGGTTATTAAGGATTTGAAAAGAAACTAGATATGAGCGCAAAGATTATCGTGATGCAAGGCAACATGGTTGCAACCATCGAAGAGACGAACAAGGACGCATTTATCAAGCGTGGTGAGTATAAAGAGACCGAGCTGGACAAACGCAAGCGTGAGGTTGATTTCTTGATTACAAGCATCGCAAACCGCTACGAAGTGACATTCAATCACAAGGTAGAGCTGAAAGAAAGCCGAAGCATCAAGAAAAGCGAATATTTCGATAACATCTACTACGTTACCGAGAATGCATTGAACAAGCTGAAAAAGCAATACTCATACGAGTGTGATTTGTAATAGATTTAGGCACACGCTAAACTGCACCGGACTTTGGACATTAAATATTTAAGAGATATGGATAAGAATTATGGTGAAAGTTTTTGTTTTTCACAATATAGATAAGTGTTGTTAAACTGAGTGCTAATTTTTGGTAGAGTGGAATATAATAGCTATCTTTGTGGTCGAATTTCAAAACTTATAAGGACATGAAGATATTAGAACCAAAATATGAAATCCTATCCCAAGGTGAGGGTATGGATGGAGTTTACAAGCAGATAGAGTTATGCGGTCGCACTTGCTATGCGTCAAGTATGAAGATAGACAAAGACAGTGCAAAGCCTTTCGTTGAGCGTATGGTAAGCAGCAACCATCTTGCCATGTGTGAGCATGGAACGATTTACCTCCATGTAGCCTATGAAGAAGGATTTTTTGTGCCGGAGTCTTTATTGGTCAAGCACTATCGTGAGAACAAATATTCAAAGGTGATGCAGATAGGTAACGATTACTATATCACAACCAACTACAGAGTGATAGTTGAAAATAATTGGTTTGAGGATTTGGACTATATCTGCGAGCCTACGGAATGGCATGAGAAGCGAATAACCGTCCGCTTTACTACTCAGATTGCGGTAAGTAGAGAGGCTAACAGACATCGTGTAGATTCCGTAGCGGAACAAAGCACTAGATATTGCAACTATAGTAAGGATAAGTTCGGAGGCGAGATTGCTATCAACAAACCAAAGTGGGTTGGTGAAGATGATGCGGTTAATCCATCGTCTTTTGATGGTGGAACATTTGTTGACCTATCAAAGAACATCGGTAGTTATGAGCATTGGAGTCCGGTAGAAAAATGGTGGTTTGCCAATAGAGTATGTGAAATGATGTATTTGTCTTTGGTTAAGGATGATGGTTTAAAGCCACAAGATGCGAGAACTGTTCTTCCTCTTGATACCAACACGGAGTTGATTCATACCGCATTCGTGAGTGATTGGCTTCATTTCTTCGATTTGCGATCAAAAGGAACTACTGGAAAGCCTCATCCAGATATTGAGGTCTTGGCAACCCCATTGATGAATGAGTTCAAGGAACGAGGTTTGATTTAATCGCTTATGAAGAAGAAAGCCAAGCAAATAGCCAATGTGATGAGCAATGACTCTTTGGAGGTTGTTGCTCAGATGATTGTTGATGAGGCTAAAGGTGTGCGCTATGAAGTGTATGCTGATGGCTCTAGTAAGAACAACAAGTGTGGTTGCGGTTGGCTTGTGCTTCATAAGGGAGCGATTATCAATAGTGGGAAATATACATTTATCACAGCCAAAGTGAACGATTCGGTGAGAGCCGAAATAAGGGCGGTCATTCAAGCATTGGGTGATTGCCCTCCTTTGTGTTCTGTTGATGTATATGTGGATTGCCAAGTGGCTATAGAGAGAATACAGGCTTGCAAGTTAGGAGACTTACAGCCTATATATAATAAGGTAGCGAAAGGCAAGGTGATAAGATACCATTGGGTTAAGGCTCATAGAGGTAATATGTATAACGAAATGGTGGATTCTTTGGCTTTTTCTGCTACAGAAAGTTAATTTTGTGCCTACATATATAATAAGCGTTAAAGTATAAAAGAAACACATTAAATAATTTGCATGTTTCAAATATTCTTTGTATCTTTGCATCGTAATTAAGAAACAAGGTTACTAATTTTAAAAGGTGAGACACACCGTAAAAACTGTGATTCGTTATGAATACTAGATTGAGTAAGAAAGAGACAATGGTTTATGGCAACATCGAAGTGATGGCTGATGTAATTGGTGGTAACAAGTACTTTACATTTGCTGAGTTGTATGATTTCGATTTGGATAATACCAAGGATGAGTTGAAAGAAATTTTAAACTCTTTGACTGAGAAAGGTTACTTGAAGAGTTTTAATGATTTCGATAAAACTTATCGAGTTTTGAAGTAAGAACAACAAAGGGGATATGAAATCCCCTTACAATATAAATTTAGAGCGTGAGGCACACGTAAAACTGTATTGAAACAATGAAAAAGGTATTCACAATTGAGAATGCGTTAGCGTTTTTATTTGCTCTTGAAATAGTATCATTAATATTTTTTCTAGGATAGGGCTTATGCAGATTAAGTTTGGTAAGATAAAGTTTACTGCGGCTAAGTCCGAAAAAGGATGCCGCTTTGATGCTTGCTATAAAGGTGAGCATGTGGCTTTTGAGAGTGAAGATATGTCTTTGTATGATGATGTCTTTTCTGATAATAGCAGAAGAGCAAAGGCAGCAAAGAGGGTGATTTACGAGAATATTAAGCACAAGTATTATGAGACCCATAGAGATTAGCGATTTCAACGCTGCCGATGAATTTGTCGTTGAGGCAATGATGCAAGATGGCAAATTCAAGGTTATCGGCAAGGTTATTATTGATAATAATCTTCTGAATGATGATGATTTGGAAACCATTTGGGATTATGCCAACTGGGAGACGAACAGCTATGAAAAGATGGTTGTCTCTAATGGAGTGTATAAAGGCTTAAATGCATTTAGTGATGGTCGAATGTTCTATGTAATTACGGATGATGAGGTCGGAGTGGTAAACGACAATATCATGGTACGTAAGCATTATGATGTCAACAATGGCTATTATATAAAGTCATCAAGGTTACACAAGGAGCAATCCAAGGATTTGTGGTGCTTTGGTAGTTGCGAGACCATAACTAACGAATATAAGTCAAACATTTTACATGAAGTACTTTATGGCAAAGATGAACCATATAAAGCCTACCTTTCTTGAAGGCGGTGAAGTCTGGCATGATATTGATAAGTTCCCGATGCTAGACCATACAATTCTAGTAGAGTTGCAAGTAAAAGGCTCAGACGGATTGATTTACCGGACGCAAGATGTATGTGTTGAGCGTGCGGATAGGTTCGTACCTACGATGTCTTTTGTTCCTAAGCGTTGGGCGTACGCAATAGACTTAGCTCAATGTAAGCAACTTGAAGGATAAAAACAAAATACAAAATTAAGAATTAGCATATGGAAGAATCAAGAGGTGTTTACACATTACCTGTCTTGTATAATGAACAAAGTGGTAGAAATGAAGGTGTATGTGTCAGAAGTGAACTTGGAGTAGTTGTTGCAATTGACAATGAAGATGAGTTTAAAGGTGTTTTTTCAAAGGATGGTGAGGTTGATGTATTCAAGCAGTTACTATCACAAGAAGTGTATCGTTTCAACACAGAACACCATGCATTCCCAACTGAACCTTTGATTTCTTACAAGATGGATGGCGACATTATCTTTGATTTCGTTGAAGTAACAATCGGAAAGATGTATGGCGGTTATGTTTATATCGTGCATTACAACTTTGCAAGCACGGCATCATAATAAACAAGTTTGATTATGACAGTAGTAAGAGAAAGATTAAAAATTGCGGCTCAGATTGAGGTGCTGGAAGATATTGCTATTGATTATAGGGGAAAGACTATAGATAACATAATCCAACAGCTAGAAGCGAGGTTGAGTGCATTGAAGTAAGTTCAAGTTTGAAGTTAAAAGTCAATGAGTGGTGGACGTTTTGATTATGCTCAGTATCGGATTGCTGACATATATACAAAGATAGAAGATTATGTTGATGGTCATCCATTGGATGAGGAAGACGAAAGATGCTTTCTCGAAGACCGATGGTTAGAAGAGGATGAAGACAAGTATGTTAGAAAACATCATCATACGATGCCTAACAGATATGGCTTATCTAAAGAGACTATCAAGGAATTCAAAAAGGGTATTGAACTTCTGAAGAAAGCTCAGGTTTATGCCCAAAGAATTGATTGGCTTCTTTCCGGTGATGATGGAGAAGATAATTTCCATCTACGTTTGAAAGAGGATTTGGCAAATTTAAAAAGTAAGAAAGGGTAGATTATGAGTTGGAATTATCGCTTAGATACACCTATGATGCAATTAGCTGAAGAGGTGAACAAGAAATATGATACTGATGCAGGTAAGATGCTTCTTTGCACTTATCTCTTCATGGTATCAAGTGAAGAGATAAAGGACAAACAAGCTTTCTTTGATTGGGTAGAAGAGCTGAATAAGTCCTGTAAGTGCGATGCGGTAAGGGAGTACGTGAAAATCAACGGCAAAGCCGATTGGCTGCATGGTGGATTCAGTAAGCCGATTTACCGACACTATAAGGGCAATTTCTATGAGTACCTTGGTGAGGTTACTGATAGCGAGACTTCTGAAGCTAAGGTTGCGTATCAAGCAGTGTGCGGACAGCATGAAGTTTGGGTGCGACCAAAGGAAATGTTCTTTGGTAATGTTGAGATTGATGGTAAGCCAGTTCCTCGATTTGAGAAGGTAGATTTAAAAGACTTAGAGAAACAAACCGAGAAGAGCAATGGACAGAGAAAAGATTAAGAGCTTGTTAGGTCAAGCAATCTTGCGAGTGAATGAAGTCGTACCGGATTTCGAAGACTTGGACAAGGTTCTTCCTTTGCTTAGACAGGCAATTGATGAATTAGATAAGTCTGATTCGGGTTCAGTTTAAAAAGGGTGGAAAATGGCAAATAAGCAGACGATAAAACCAAAGGTAGTTCCCTTTGAGATAGCCAAACTTCTGAAGGAGGTTGGTTACGATGAGAAGATAGCAGAATTTTGGGCTTATGCTAGTCCTTGGACAGCAAAGGGTGGCATTCGTAAGGGTGGAAAATATAATGAGCATTACGGCAGTTATATTGCTTACTCCAATTCCGAGTGGGAGAAATCCAATATTGAGTTTTCTGCTGCCTTAAAGTTGAATAGTAAGCATCCGGCAATATCCGCTCCAAGCTATGATATGGTGCTTGATTGGCTTTTAGAGCATTTCGGTTACTATATTTGTGTTGCAAACATTTCGAAAGATAAGTTCTGTTGGCAAACTACATCATGGTGTGTAGAGGAAGGCTTGTGTCATACGGATGGTAAGGAATATTCCAGTAGATACGATGCAATGGATGCCGCATTCAAGAGTATCTTAAAGGCTCGCATAGATAATAAAGAAAACGAGGAAATCAAAAGACTTTTGGAGGAAATACAAGATGGAAAGACTTTATGATACTTTTGTACACGCAATAATGGTGAAGTTAGAAGCTCGTTTATATGTTGAACTCGAATGTGTTTATAAGGATATAACAAACAAGATTGTTGAGAAGAAAGGTAAACTCACCAACGAAGACGTAATTGAGTTTCAGAAAAAACTACAAGAAGTGTACGACACGAATGCTGCTATTCGTGAAAAGGTTACTGGCATTAAAGATTCAAAGAAATGTATCATAACTAAAGAAGCATGTGAAGAGTTAATAAAGCGATTTAGCGTGATTTATATAAAAGAAGATGAACAAGCAAAGAATGATAGAGTGGATAGCCACTTGTGATACTGGTATCTCTTCAATGACTATGTGGAGTGCATTGATGGGGGTAAAAAGAAAGAAAGATTTGGATATTCCTAAAGACAATAGTGACTTCCGTAGATGCTATGACATGGTAGAATACGGACACGTAACCTTGGATGAGCTACAGGTTGTAAAGAAGCAATATCCTTGGTTTGCTCCTGTTGTTGACAATTGGAAGGAATTGTCTCTTTTGTTTGAAGAAGAGTTGGACAAACGTTTGTATATACGAATCCGTCAGCTTTGCAAAGAGTCATATGCTATCCGATATGAGGTAAAGGGAGGACTTTATTATGAAAGGGGTTTTTGGTATAATGTTTAATTATTAAAAAAATAGAAAGAATGAATAAAGACAAATTAAAGGTCAGCTTTGAGATTGACCGCTACAAGGTAATTGGTATGCTTTCACGTAATTGTGAGAATGCTGAAGAGTACAACGAGATTATGGATATTCTTGAAGGAAAGAATGAGTTTGTGCGTGATGCGAATGGTAACGAGGAACTTGCAAGCCGCATTTGCAATTATGCTTTGGACTCTATCTTGGTAGAGAATCCAGATTTGGCTCTCCGTAAGCGTTTGGATAAGGAACAGAAAGGCGAGGATGCTCCTGATGGATTTTCAAATGTTATCGAAATCAAAGGTGATGACGCAAAGAAACTTGTAGAAACCCTTTGTGGTATTCTTCGAAAGGATAAATGATGTAAAATACATCAAAAGAATATAAATAAACACTAAAACGCTTGCAAGAATAAGAAAAAATGCTTATCTTTGCATCGTGTTTGAAACAGATGGCCTTCTGAGAGGTCGCTTCTACCATAATAAGTCAAGACTTAGGAGTTTACGGCAGGGTTCCCAAGTTCCCCAGCTCAGCTAGACTATAACAAGGAAACTCTTATAAGGGTGAGAGACCCTAGTTACTGCATTAGACAAGTGGTTAAGTCGCCAGCTTTTCACGCTGGTATTCAAAGGTTCGAATCCTTTATGCAGTACTAAATTGCCCTATGGTGTAATGGCAACACTACAGGTTTTGGTTCTGTCATTAGTGGTTCGAATCCGCTTGGGGCAACAAGGTGGAATTGGTATATGTTCCACAAAAGGTGCGATATTCAAGCGGTTAAAGAAGATAGACTGTAAATCTATTCCCATTGTGGGTTCGGTGAGTTCGAATCTCCCTTGCACCACGAGAATTTTTTGCATAATACGAGGAATGTAGCTCAGTAGTAGAGCACTTGGCTTGGTAACTAAGGGGGCGTTGGTGCGAATCCAATCATTCCTTTACGCTTTCGTAGCTCAGTGGCAGAGCATAGGATTTTTAATCCTAGGGTCGAAGGTTCGAATCCTTCCGTTGGCACAATGAGACACAAGAAGAGAGCCGTGATGTTTGTTTTGTTGGAATCTCGGACATCTGTCAACGGGTAAACGTAGGAAGCAGATGAGACGAATAAAGTTGTGAATAAGTCTATGAACTAGGTGAACAAGCGGAATGGCTCTCTATTGTGCTTCATTTGATGGTTTAACGAAAAATTGAAGAATATGAAAAGTCCGTTAAGAATGGCAGTCGCTTTAGAAATGAACAACAAGGTATATCCAAAAGATGTACGAAAGTTCTTGATGGGATTGTACGCCACGCTGCATTTGACAGATAACGCAACGGCTAAAGATATGGAAAAGCTGGTATATTATGCTTTTCGGAATGGTTACCTACTAGGTGTTAAGTCTGAAGGAGGTGATGACCAAAAAGCGTATGACAGACTACCGGATTTGGGAGTAGAAGAAGATATTGGTGATGATTTAAAAAGATAGTCGATAAAAATTGGTAATTAGTTAGTAAAGTTTTTTAGGCTTTGGTGTGTGAACATCGAAGCCTTTTACATATATAATAAGGTAAAATAAAAGCTGAAATGTTAACAAGACCCAAATAACAGTTACATAAGGTTAAAATACAAAAGAAAAACATTAAATAACTTGCATATTTCAAAACTTATTCGTATCTTTGCATCGTCAATCAAGATAAGTTGGTTGATTTGCCGAGTGACAAGTTTCACTCAATAAGGTGAGAGCGACACCAAGGGGTAAGACCCGAAACAACTAGCACAATTGATTATGTCTAAGCAGACTGGTTTTTCATTCGCAAGTTCAAAGAAGTCATTAATCGAGACTATTGACGAAATCAAGAAGTCTAAGATGCCTCGCAACGAAAAGATTGTTGCATTGAAGGCTTGCGGTCTTCGTGAGAAAGAAATCTCCGATATGTTGAAGGTCTATGTACCTAGCGGTTCTACTTCAACGAGATTTGTTTATACATTCGGTGTTGAGATAGAATGTGTTCATGCCGAGCGCAATGCCTTGATAGAGGCAGGTCATCAGAATGGTGTTGATATTCATTCTGAGGGCTATAACCACACCGACAACAAGAGTTATTTCAAGATTGTTAGTGATGCTTCAGTTGGGGGTGATGTTGACCCTAACGAGGTTGTTAGTCCGGTATTGAATGGCAATACAAATGGTATGGCAACTTTGAAGAAGGCTATCAAGTCTTTGGATGCCGTAGGTGCAAGAGTAAATTCTACTTGTGGTCTTCACGTTCATATTGGTGCAGCTAAGTTGACAGGCGAGCAGTATGTTAACGTCTTCAAGAATTATCAGAAGCTTGAAAGATTGATTGATAGTTTTATGGCTCCTTCAAGAAGAGGTAATTGCCGTTGGGCAGCCAGCTTGCTTGACAAGGATTTCTCTAATTGCCACGACAATTACGATATAAGACGTAGTGTTTTTTATGGAGACAGATATTACAAGGTAAATGCTGAGAGCTATACACGTCACAAGACTATAGAGTTTCGCCAGCATCAAGGTTCAACTAATTACAAGAAGATTGAAATGTGGGTTAAGTTCTGCGCAAAGCTTGTCGGTTGGTCTCGTAACAATGTCTTCACTAGTGAGGTTATGAACATCGAAGATATACCTTTCTTGAATAAAGAAGAGAAGGCTTTCTTCCAGAGCCGTAAGGATGCATTTGCAGCCAATAACGATTAATTGATGCAGTCCTAGGGTTAAATCCCTAGGGCACAAATAAATCAAAGTATTATTAAGAAAAAGAAAGGGTAAAGATATGTGTGTTATTATTGTATGTCCGAAAGGTGTTGCTTTGCCATCCGTAGATGAGCTGAAGGCAGCGTATATGAGAAATCCCGATGGTTGCGGATTTGTGAGCGAGTCTGACCATTATAAGAGCTTGCATTTCTCTACATTTATACGTAGATTAATGAAGCGAGATATAAATGAGAATGTAATCATACATTTTAGATTTGCTACTCATGGTTCTGTCTGTGTCAAGAATTGCCATCCGTTCTACAAGGCTGGTTATTGGTTCGCCCATAATGGGGTGCTCCCGATCTGCTCCGAGCATGATAAAACGGATAGTCAGATTTGTTTTGAACGTTTCATTTATCCTACTATCAAGAAATATGGTTGGGGTTCTGATGAACATATGAAAGAAATGAACAAATGGACAGCTCATGGTTCTAAGTTTGCAATGTTGCATAATGGTGAGATTGTGAAGTCCGGTAAATTCATAGAGCGTGATGGACGGTTCTATTCTAATTTGAATCATTTGGGTTATATGAGAAATGTAATAAACTTTTAGAAGATTAATGTTTAGGTTCTTTTTATTCGACAAGCGTCAGATGTCCGTGAGGATATTTGGCGTTTTTTGTTATATAAGGTGTTTATTTTGTGTTGCTATAAATTATTCGTATATGTGATAAAATAGCCTTAAATCGCTTAAAAATGCCGTTATTACTCACTTTTAAGCAAAAGTGAGACACTTGCAAACGGATTAGTGTGTTAATTATTCTTTTCGTATTATCTTTGCACTAGTTTTAACAAATATATCGAAAGAATGAAAGATAAAATTTTCCAGTTACTAAAACAAGAGTATAAGTCTCTTGGGTTAGGTGATGAAGTTCTTCAGGCACATGCCGAAATGCTTGATAAGATGGGGCTTGTTACTGATGACAACATCGAGACAGTGGTTGCTAGTCAAAAGAGTTTTTTGGAGTCCTTGCAAAGGGACAATGACCGCAGAGTTACCGATGCCAAGAAAAAGTTCGAGGAGGCACAGAAGGCTAAAGAAGAAGCTGAACGCAAGGCTGCTGAAGAAGAAGCCAAGAAGAAAGCTGACGAAGAAGCCAAGAAAGCCGCTGAAGAAGCCGAAAAGAAACGCTTGGAGGAATTGGCAAAGAAAAACGAAATGCCGGATTATCTCAAAAAATACTTTGAAGAGCAGGCAGCAGAGAAGAAAGCTTCAGATGAAGCAAGAACCAAGGAACGTGAAGAGTTCAAGAAACTCGTTGAGACCTTGACTCAGAAGAACACAGACCAAGCCAAGACTTACAACGAACAGATGGAGGCGCAAAGCAAGACCATTAAGGAATTGCAAGAAACTATCCAAAAGCAAGCTGAGGAGGCTAAGGCTAAGGAAGAGGCTGCTGCAAAGGCAAAGGCAAAGGCAGACCACGATGCGAAGATTTTATCAAAGGCTAAGGAGTTGGGCATTCCCGAAAGTCGTATCAACGAGGGTTTCACCTTGAGCGATGATGCTACAGATGAAGCTATCGAAACATACCTCTCCAAGGTAGCGAACAACTACAAGGCGTTGCAACAACCACAATTCGGGGGCAGCTATCGTGCTAGCGAGGGCGAGCCAACAAAGGAGGACGTTGACAATGTAGCCGCATCATTAGTTCAGTCACTTTAAAAATTGAAAAACATGAATCAGGAATTGAAGACTACAAAAAAGCAAATTGTCTTTGGTGAGGATTCCGTCATTATCCAGAAATGGGAAGGCGACATCAAGGGCGGTCGTGCTTTGGATTGGACAGGCGTAAAAGATGAAGTTCTTTACGCAGGTCGTGTTATCGTGACAGATGGTAAGGGAACTTACAAGCCATTGCCTATTGAAACAGACAATTATAAGGCTTTGGGTACTGCCAGCGACCCATTGGAGCATTACAAGTATGCGGGTGTTCTCTATCGTTCCATTCTGAACGGTGAGCCAGCGGCAATTATGACTGCTGGACAAGTTAACAAGGTAGCAGCTAAGGCTGCAAATGGTGCAGACTATCCGGATGCGTTCCTTACAGCTATGCCAAAGATTGCTTTGGTTAGCGATGAGGATGCAAACAAGTTCGATGAGTCTGATGCAACCATGGACAAAGACTAAAAGAAGGAGGATAACAGATGGAAAAATCACTTTATTTTCAGTTGGTCAATAAATACTTCCCACAACTTGTTGCAAGTGTAGTAGAGAAGTTGAACGGCAAGAATCAGACTGCATTGACCTATATGTACCGAGACCACTTGACTAACACATATAGTCAGGACGGACGCTGGGCATCAATTACTGCGGAATACACACGAGTTGCTGCTGATGTTGTATCAATGGATGCAGAACTTCCATTGAAGAGCCGTGATAAGGTTTCAACCGCTGAGGGTCAAATCCCAAAGGTTGGTATGAAGCTTTACATGTCAGAGAAGCAGCTTAAGGATTTGGATAACATGATTGCGCAACGTTTGCCTCAGCCACAGATTTTGCGTAACTTGTTTGCAGACCTTCCTCGTTGTATTCAGGCGGTTTACGAGCGTATTGAAGATATGTTCCTCAGTGAGCTGTCAACAGGTGTAGCTTTGGCTACTCGTTCCAGTGGTACTGGTATCCGAATTGATGTAGGTTTTGCCGAGAAGAATAAGTTCGGTCACGGTGCTAAGGCTTGGGACGCAGAGGATGCAACTCCTCTTGATGACATCCAATTGGTTTACGACAAGGCGATGGAAGACCAAAATACCATCACTACTTGTTATCTTGATGATTACACAATCAAGTTGCTTGGCAAGAACAAGCAGGTTCGTGCTCAGTTTGCCTTCAATCAAGGCATTGCAACCAATAGTAATAGCAATATTCCTATTTTGAGCTTTGAGCAGATTGCTTCTATCTTCAGAAATAAGTGGCAGACTAACTTGGTACGTGTAGCCCGTACAATCAAGACCGAGATTAACGGCAAGAAGGGAACACACAACCCTTGGGCTAAGGGTCACATGACCTTTACATGCTATGATAACCTTGGTGATTTGTTCTGGACTAACGTAGCCGAAGCTACAAGACCAGTTGCAGGTGTTACTTATCAGTCAGCCGATGAGTATATCTTGGCTAGTCGTTATTCTACCAACGACCCACTCCGTGAGTTCACCAGCTCACAAGCAATGGTTGTTCCTATCTTGAATAACGTTGATGCTATCTATTCTTTGGACTCAACACAAGCAGTAGGTTAGGCTTATGAGAGGTGAGGTAATTAGTCCGTTCCGTGATAAGTTCCATTTTAACACCATCTATGAAGTAGGTGCAATCTTGGACTTTGACGAAGAACGCATGAACTCCCTTATCGAACGTAAGCTTTGCAAGATGTTGGAGGTGCAGAACGATAATAGTTCTGCATCTCCAAAAGACGATAAGGAAATTAAAGATACTCCTAAAAAGGAAGTCTTGAATGATGGAAAAGAAAATCCTAAAGAGGATGAAGATAAAAAATCAGAAGAGACACCTAAGAAGGAAGTCTTAAAGGAGAAGAAGGAGAGCAAGACTAAAAAGGAGAAAACCCCAAAAAAGGATGCTGCCGAGTCAACCGAAGAGACTTCTGAAAAGGAGAATGTAGAAGAGGAGCTTGACGAAAAGGCTAAGAGCGAGCAAGAGGCTGCAAAGAAAATCGCTGAGGCTATGAGTCAGGCTCAGAAATAATGATGTCACATGAAGATAAGAGAATACATTTCGCAGAAGTTGCGTGCTTGGAACATAACGGATGCTCAATTGGAAGATATTTCGTTAGGTATAGACCTTGACGAAGAATATACGTCTGATAATTCGCAGGTTGTAGGCAAGGCGATGATTTCCGTAATCGAGGAACTTATGCTTGCCCCATATATGAGCAATGTGAACGAAAATGGATTCTCTGTCTCTTGGGACTACTCTAGGATAGGACAATACTATATGTGGCTTTGCCGTAAGTATGGTGTTACTCCGGATAATGAAGTGGTGGCAGCTTTAGGGCTTTCCACTATCACGGATAAGTCTGATATTTGGTAAATGTCTAGGTTATGTTATATTCCCCTCATATATTAAAGAAAAAGTTCGTGAATAAGGTTGTCAACAAGTACAACGAGGTCATTAGCTCTTCTGAGGAATGGAAAGAAATGGGGCGTTGTCGGTGCGATGACAACTCTACCGAGCATTTCACTACCGATAATGGTAGCATATATACACCGAAATATCATATTGTTTGTGACAAGTGCCAGATTTCCGAAGGTGATGAAGTCAAAGTATATTCCGATGATGGAAGTTACCGAGGAGGTGGAAAGGTCTATAATGCCCCTAAGTGCAATTATCTTGGTTATATGAGTATCTATGTCTGATGTTATAAAGGATGAGATAGACGCTTTCTTTGCGCAGGGAGAAAGGGAAGTAGATGAATTCCTTGATAGGTTAGGTAAAACTGCTGTTGAGCTAGATAAGGCTAACGGAAACTACCGAAACCGCACAGGTAATCTCAGAAGGTCTAACTATAGTAATGTACATGACCACACCTTGACCCTTGGCAACAAAGCGGAATATGCGTCTGATGTTTCTTCTAGGGGGTATGATGTTATAGATTCGGGTATTCAGTATATCAAGAAAGAAATCGAAGATATGCGATGATAACAGAAATAGATGCTGGTCATGTAATCTATGATGACTTGGAACTTATGGGATTGGAACGAAGACTGAAAGGACATCTGATAAAGGGTGGACTTGAAGGGGAAAGACCTATGGTCGGTGAGAAGATTCCTGATGAAGGCATGATAGTAATCATTCCTAAGCGCATGAGTGCAGATAAGACATATTTCAACGATTGTACTATAGAGGTAAACATATTGCTCAAAGATATGGAGGGCGAGGCTAATCCTCAATTGAACGAGCTTTTAAAGAAGGCTATTCAAACCCTGTCCGACAATGAGGTCGGAAAAGTTGAGGATGTATGGTATCGTTATTCTATCCGCTCCCACGGCATAGAGCAAGAGAGTAGGTTGAGTTGCCATTACGCAAACATTACTATTGATTTTGAAACATTAAACGTAAGATAAGATGAAACCATTTATTGGAATCAAGAGAATTTGGTATGGTGCTCCTCTTACCGAGGCAAATACACCTGCTAAGTTGGCTACATGGTTGAAAACCGCTACAGAGGTTAAGAACAGCCATGAGGGAACATGGGGATATTCTCAGGATGACCCTAGTGTTACCGAGTACAAGAACGAGCTGAACGGACAGGTTTACTATCGTGACAAGACCGATGAGGGTGCTAAGACAATTACATTCTCTATTGGTGTCTTTTCATGGAAGAATAAGGTAGACTTGCAGGGTGGTAAGATGTACAAGGCAACTGGAGAAGAGACTACAACGGAGGCAGATGCAGTAGGTTGGTCTTCTAGCCAAGATTTGGCTAATATCAACAAGTGTATCGTTGCTCAGACCAAGACAGGGAACTACATCGTTTTCTCAAATGCGGCTATCGTTGCCAAGGGTGACCAGCAGGATAAGAATATCACTTTGGGTATTTCTGCCGTTGCTATGGAAAGCGAGATCGATGGTGTGGCTGGCGAGTACCAATGGGAAGGCTCTGCGGTTGTAGAACAAGAATAAGACATAGGCAACAAATGATAGAGGGGGATGGTGTTAATGCCGTTCCCCTTTTTTAATATTCAGAACCATGAGTAAGGCAAGTAAATTAGTTACGGATGCAATTCTTGGAGAGGACACCGTAACGATAATCGTGAATGGAAGGGCTTATTACGTTTCACCACCTACAATTATAAAATTGGTCAAGGCGGCTAAATACCTTGATAGTTTCGAAGAGGGCAAGACCTTAGCGGAAGTCTTATGCATGCTTAAGAATTTGGATGATGCTTGCAAGGCGTTGTCCGTATTCATACAAGGCGATGAATCCATTAGTGATGAATTATCTAAAGGAACGCTTGAAGAGGTTGTCAATGGCTTACAAACGGCTTATTCCTTAATCTCTATAAAGGATTTTCAGACGCTATCAATTTTGGCGAAGAGTGCGGCAAGGATGATAGCAAAACCACGACCATAGGTAACGATACACTCTTAGGACAGATTGCATCTTTTATGGATAGTCTGCACTTATCTTACCAAGAAGTCGTGAAAGAGATACCTTATAGAAATTTATTACTGATGGCAAAAGACAAGCAAAGAGTAGCATGTGGTGATGTAATGTATGAGGTAACGGAAGAAGAGTTTGGAATGAACTTCAAAAAAGGATAAGTTTAAAATAATGTAAATAAAGTATTAAAAGCACTAAAACGCTTGCAAGTTAGCGAAATATTATTTATCTTTGCAAGCGCAGAACAAAAAAGGATAAAATGGCGATTTAAGAAATTGATAAGATATTAGAGACACGAAACCCGATGGACTATACCGAAAGGCAGTCCGAGTCACTATTCCTTTGACTTTGCAATCGGTAGTTTCGTGTTTTTGTGTTTAAAATAAGATGCAAGACGTAAGGTTGATATTCGAGATACTGGTTTCCATGTTGCTTTGCGTTTGTCTCATATTGCTTGCTGTAAGTAGATATAGGCAAAAGAAAAAGCGTGAAGAACCGGAGCGAAAGGAAATGGACTTGATAGACTTCTTTTCTTTGGGAGGAGTTGCCTATTATTGGAACAAAGGTGGTAAGCAGCAGAAATGCTACACATACGAAGAATTTCTGAAAATCAAGGCTGACTACGTGGAGCTTTGGTTGAATCAGAATAGATATATTTTTAACTCTCAATTAGATTGCGATGATATATAGAGTATTTGTTTTGTTTCCGACAATAGTTGTATCAGATAGTATTGTCGGTATAGCTTGGCTAGGAAAGGTCTTTGGCTGGCGATATGGAAAGAACAAGAAAAAGAGCAAGAATGTGTCCTTAATGATAGGATATAACACAGGAATGTCTCTTAAGTCGAAAATAGATGATAACGCAGCGGATGATTATTTAAGACGCATTGCCGAAGAAAACAGAATCTAAATTCAAGGGTTAGAGTCCCTTTTTTACAACCATATTACTTGTGGTTATTTTTATACATCGGTTTTTATTAACGATTGTTTTTTATGGTAGATAAATGTATAAAAACGAGCACAAGTTCCCTTATAGATGGACTAAAAAAGATGCTAATTTCACAAAAGACAAAGGTAAGGTGATGTCTTGCTTTTGTTGTGGAGGTGGAAGTTCCTTTGGTTACAAACTAGCTGGCTACGATGTTGTAGCCTGTAATGAGATAGACCCAAAGGTTATGAAGATGTACTTGAAGAATCACGATGTCAAGTATTCTTTCAATTGTGATATTCGTGAGTTGATTACCAATATCAATATGGGGGGGCATATTATGAAAGAAGAGTTGCATAATTTGGATATATTGGATGCTAGTTTCCCATGTTCTGTATTCAGTATTGCAGGTGACCGCCAAAAGGCTTGGGGAAAGGAAAAAGTATTCCGAGAAGGTCAGAAGGCGCAAAGGCTTGACGATTTGGCTTTCTACTCTATTGACCTTGCTAAAGAACTAAAGCCAAAGGTGGTGGTTTTTGAGAATGTCCAAGGTTTGTTGCAAGGTGAAGCTATCGAGTACGTGAAAGAGATTTACAAGCAGATGGATAATGCCGGATATATCTTGCAGCATTGGTTGCTTAATGCACGTAATATGGGTGTTCCTCAGAATCGACCTAGGGTGTTCTTTCTAGGATTACGCAAAGACCTTTGCGAGCCGTTTATGGTTCAGAAGGATTTGTTCGAGCGAGTGCCTAAGATAGATATGGACTTCAACGAGAAAGAAATTGTCTTGGATGAGTTCTCGGACTATAATGGAAGACAGATTCCTAAAGGAATGATGAAGTATTGGGAGTATAGAAACGAAAAGGACAATTCTATCGGTGATATTGTCAAGCGGATGGATAATCGTCTTTCTATGTTCAATAATATGTTTCTTAAAAAGAACAAGGTATGCAATACCATATCAGCAATGGAAGATAGACTTGTGTATTATGATAATCCAAGTTATCTTTCAGCACATGATACGATTTTAGCATCAACATTTCCGATGGATTATGACTTTAATGGCATGAAACCTTGGTTTGCTTGCGGAATGTGTGTTCCTCCTGTTATGATGGCTAATGTAGCTACAAGAATCTGGGATTGTTGGTTATCAAAGATTAAAAAGGAGGAATGCGCATGATAACAGCAAGTATGACATCGGGAGAGATGCGTAGAGTACGAAACTTAGATGAAGCTAGAATCTATGAGTTTCAGATGCGAAAAGCTAATGAGCTTAAACGTGAAATGAGAAAGCAGAACGTAAGACAAATAACAAAGACCTTTGAGCTTGCTACACCTAATGCCGATTATTTCATCGTTGTAGGTGTAAAACATGGCGATGTATTTGCTTCCGGTGTGTTCATTTATCTGAAGGAAACCAACGAGTATATTCCTATGAGTAGAAACGAGGGGTATAGCGAAGATTGTTTTGCTATGAGCGTTCATTTTCTGAAGAGATTTGCAGAAAGGTTTTTGAAAAAAGACTTACCGATTGCCAAGATATTGCAAAAGATATATACATCGTTTACAGGTGCAGTTCAGCTCTATAGTGATGACAAGACAAGAAGAGTTGTATTTGCTATTCCGGAAGGGCTTATACTCACAGAATACGAGCACGAAAAGCATATCATCCACTACAAAACCTTTGTAAGCATGGATATGCTAAAGAAGACACAAAAACGAAGTTACGAGAAGATAAGTGCATTTTTAATGGAATCTTGTCAGCAAATAGCTAAAGCAAGAGAAACCGGAAATGACGAAAGGCTGTGCGTTGTGTATAGAAGGTTTTACAATGATATTGATTTGCTAGATACAAAGGAGGCGCAAGCCATATATTCAAGTTTCTTTGAAAAAGGAGGTAACAATGAAAGATAAATGTATAACAAGGTTTCTTGGTGATATTAAGCCTATAAAGAATTACGAAAGGTATTATGTTTAGCAAGCTGGGACATGTTTTTACTATTGGGAGAACGTCTCAATTAAAGGAAATCGCACCTTGCAAGACATCAAAAGGTTATCTGAAGGTATGGCTTTACAAGAACGGAAAGCGCAAGATGTTTTATATACATCGTTTGGTAGCTCAGGCTTTCTTGGAGAATCCAGAAGCGTTGCCGATGGTGAATCATAAGGATTTCGACAAGACGAATAACGATGTAGACAACTTGGAGTATTGCACCGCAAGATACAATGTGATTTATTCTGCTATAGCAAAGAAGACTTCATCTGTATACTTGGGCGTGACGTGGAATAAGAACAACAGAAAATGGCAAGCTCAGTACCAGATAGGTAAGAAGAAAATTTATATCGGATGCTTTGGGACGCAAGAAGAAGCTCACGAAGCTTATGTTAACGCTATTAAAGAGATTTGATATGCTAGAATTAAACAGAATATACAATTCCGACTGTATAGAAGGAATGAAGCAAATAGAGAGTGGGGAGGTGGATTTGATTGTTACTGACCCTCCGTATTGCATAGCCTACAAGACTGGGTGGAGAGCTGACGACCATCGTTTCTCTAAGGAAATACTCAATGATGATAATGAGCAATTGATTATTGATTATATGAGCGAATGCTACCGGATTTTAAAGGATGATAGTGCTGCTTATATTTTCTGTAGTGCCAAGACCTTGGACTTTTTATGCAACAAGCGAGGAATGCAGGGTTTACCATTAAGAATGTGCTCATTTGGCGAAAGAACAACCATACGGCTGGAGATTTAGATGCGCAATATGGTCAATGTTACGAGCCAATCCTGTACTTGAATAAAGGCAGACGAATCATAAACGGCAAGCGTTTGGAGGACGTGTGGGACTTTGATAGAGTTCCATCAGATAAATTGGTACATCAGAACGAGAAGCCAATCCCCTTGCTAATGCAATGCATCTTGAAATCATCGAACGAAGGAGATTTGGTGTTTGATGGCTTTATGGGCAGCGCAAGTACTGCTCTGGCTTGTATGCGGACAAATCGGAATTACCTTGGTTTTGAATTGGATGAGGATTATTTCAAGGTGGCACAAAGAAGAATTAAGGAAGAATTGTTTAATCAAAAAGATATGTTTGGATATGCTGGAGTTAAATAGAATTTATCAAGGTGATTGTCGAAAGCTTTTAAAGCTGATTGATAGTGATAGCATAGACCTCGTATGTTCCGATGTGGCTTATCCGGTTCAGTCTAGGGGTGGCTCAGGGAGTATGGGAGGATATTGGACGGAATCTCAAACAAGAAAGGGCAAGATATTCAAGAGTAACGATATTGATATTTCGGACTACATCAATGATTTGTACCGGATATTAAAGGACAGGTCGCATTGCTATCTGATGTGTAATGATTATAATTTAATGCACTTTCTTGATGTGGTAGGAAAGAGTGAGTTCCATTTTACCAAATGCTTAATATGGGATAAGTGCGCAAAAATATGTGGCCGCTATTATATGGCACAGAAAGAGTATATCATCATGCTACGCAAAGGTGGTGATAGACCGATAAATGAATGTGGTACATCTGACATTCTGAGTGTTCCTATTCCAACCAACAAGCGCAAGGATAAGGATGGTTTGATTAATCAGACTGAAAAACCTGTAAAGTTGATGGAGATATTAATTAGAAACTCGACAAATGTTGGTGATGTTGTTCTAGACCCATTCATGGGGAGCGGTACAACGGCAAGAGCTTGCGTAAACCTTGAAAGAAAGTATATAGGCTTTGAAATAGACCAGCGTCAAGTAGATTTTGCTAATAACGAATTAAAGAATATGAGTAGGCAGTTAAGTCTGTTTTGAAACTATGGATATGTGCAAGGTGTTTTGTTGCAATCCTGTTGTAAGAAATGGGAATAAAGAAACAACGGATGCTCTTATAAGAGCTATGAGAGACGAAGCCTTAAAACGAGGGTTGGTACGTGATGAATTGATAGGTTTTTGCAACCGATTCTTGAGAGAAGGCGAAATCAAAGCTTGTATAGAGCATTTGCTAGATAATTTCAAACGTTATTTTTGGAGGTATCATTGATATGAGAAGAAGAAAGTTGAACAAGTCTCCAGTGCTAGGCTTCTGCGGATTTGTTATCGGTTACGAATGCAAGGAAAAGGGAATAAAGCTGATGGAGTGCGATAAGGCGCAAGCAGATGCAATCATAGTTCCTCATCACTTTTCACACAAGGTAACGAAGAATAGTTGCTTGAATCTTTTGGTATTGTATAAGGATAAGATAAGGGGTGCAATGCAAATAGGGTATGGAATCCGACCTCACATCAAGACTGAAAAGGGCGAAGTGTTGGATTACCATCAAGTGAGGGAATTTGACAGAATGTGGTTGTCTGATGATATGCCAAAGTTTAGCGAGACGATTTGCCTATCTCTCTTGCATAAGTATATTAGGGCAACACATAAGGAAATCAAGTACCTTATATCTTATGCCGATACGTCCATAGGTAACAAGGGAACTATATATAAAGCTGCAAACTATGAGCATATTGATACCATTAAGGCAGATTTCTATGTGTTACCAAGTGGTGAGCGTGTGCATCCGGTTACGATGTGGCATCGGCACAAGACAAGAGCATGGGAGGTTCTAACGAAGCTATACCCAGGAATAAAAAAGGCAGAAGGGTTTCAACTTAAATTTCTGAAGAAGTTATGAAGAAAAGAAATAAATGTATTCCTCGTCATTTGCATCCAGATCCTGAGCATTGGGTTAAAAAGGGTCAATCTTGGAAGGCGAAGGTAGCTTATGAAAGCGAGGATGATGCTTGGGAGTTTCTAAATCAGAATCCGAAGTTACGGGCACAAGGTATGGCGGTGTATCGGTGTAGGATATGCAACAAATATCATATAGGGCACAAGAACAACAAATAAAAAATATAAACAGCAATGATAGTAATAAAAATCAAAACATGGAAAGACTGGAAGAAGGACTTTCTTGATTGGGTGCAAGAACCTCGACGCAAAACTTGCAAGGATTTTGTAGACTATATGGAGGCTTTGCAAAATCGTGTTCTCTACAAAATAATAGCCGATACTTGCGATAAATACGGCAATATGCGTGAGGGGCAAATCCAAGACATCACAGAAGCAGTCGAAAAATGCGTGGCTGAGTGTGCTAAAGAAGCACGCAAGTTAATCGATGAATGTCAGCCCGTAAAATTCTTCTAAGGCTGTAACTCTCATTACAAGCAACACAAACTCTACACAACAAGCGCAGTCAGCGTTATTTTAAAACATAAATAGTTGAGAATATGAAAAAAGAAGATAGACTTAAAATATATCGCAAATACGATGGGCATTGTGCTTATTGCGGCAAGAGTATAGAGTATAAGGATATGCAGGTTGACCATCTTGTTCCGAAAAATCGAGGTTGCTACTCTCGGTGGAGCGAAAAGGAGGGAAAATTTGTCGTATTCCATGGCGATGATTCCATGGAGAACTATATGCCATCTTGCAGGTCTTGTAATCTTCGTAAGCGTGATATGAGTTTGGAACAATTTCGTTCGGAGATTACTAGACAGGCTAAAGGATTGCTTAATGGTAAGGCTTCTTTCCAAGTAAAGATGTCGCTTGCTTATGGTTTAATCGAAGAGCACTTTGATAGACAAATTGTGTTCTACTTTGAGAAATTTAAATAGTTGAGAATATGAAGAAGTTTAAGAAGTCGATAGAGATTAGCACTAAGAATATTTCAGACGTTCTTCAAGTGCCAATTGTTACAAGTTTATACAAGACTAAGAATTTTAAAAACCCTTGTCTTGAAGGTCGTAGTGTTCCTTATGATACTATAGCACTGATGTATGTTCATATCGAAGGCTTTGATAGCGATTTTTGTATTAACCAAGGCTACATTCTCGCTCTTGACATTTGTGATACTTGGTATGCCTTTTCAAAAGCAGGATGGGAAAAACATAAAAACGATGAGGTATGAAGAAGAAAGGATATTACGAATACGGAAACGGAATCTACCCTTTGAAACTTTGGGTACACATCGGTAAAGACTTGAAAGAGCTGATAGATTCATGTTTTGACAAGTGCAATGCTCCCGATAGTGATTACGGCGGCGTTACGTATTCCGATGCTGTCAGGAAGAGCGACAGAAGGCGCGGCGTTCTTGTCTCGTTTCCGTGTCAGAAGGTTATGTCGATGAACTATTGCTGCCATGAAGCTTCTCACGTCTGCGATGCCATCGAGGAATATACTGACTTGGAACACGGCGGCGAGCCCTCAGCCTACTTGATGGGTTGGATTGCGTCTTGCATCAACAATGCTCGTTTGGGCATTGGAGATTTCGTTGAAATTGTAGATAAGGAAGAAAAATAGCCCAAAGGCAAAATACCATTTGGTGTTTACCCCATCACTATATATAATAATGTAGTGGTGGGGATTTTTGTGTTAACGTCAGCAAATTATTTGTTTGTATTATTATAGAGTGTTAAAAGCTATAAGAAATACATTAAACAACTTGCATATTTCGAATATTCTTTGTATCTTTGCATCGTAATTAAGAAATAAAGGTTACTAATTAAAAATGGTGAGACACACCATAAAAACTGTAAGAAGAAAGTGAAAAAGTTTTTTGAAAACTTATCTGAAAAGTTTAATGATGCGGCTTTTGAGGCGCAACTTGATGATTTTACTTGCGAGTTTGATGCTATTAACAAACCTGCTGAAATCGTGGTGTCCGTTAAGAGTAGAAAGGTTATCCATTCATATGGAAATATTTCTTCTTATCCATATTATAATGTAGATAAGATTAATATCTATAATGAAGACGGAGAAGACGTTTCTTCAAAATATCCTTTGTTCTGCCAAAGAGTTAAGGATTGCGTGCCTTCTTATAAAGATGTAGAGAATGACTTGAGGGAGGCAAATATGAGCGATACCGAGCTTTATTTCGGCTCAGAGGCTAATTATTTGCATTACAAGTATGGTAACTAAATGGTTTGGATATGGAGTACGAAAATAACTTTGTAGATCTTTCATCTGTAATGAGTCACGCCCTTGAAATATTAAGGTATGAACTAGAGTATGGATGGACATTGGCTCTTATGCCAAATGATGTGTGGTACAACTAATTACTTTTAAAATTTCAAATTATGGCAGAATATAAAGTTGAAGTAGATTTGTCGGACTTGTTCGATGATATGACCATCAACGAGCAGAAGAACTTTTTAGTAGAAAAGTTCAGTTCCTTACCTATAAACAAGATGGTTGAAGTAGCTGGAGAAATACTGGATAACCTTAATGGCGACCAAGTAGCTAAAGTTATAGAAGACGCTTTTGACAACTTGCATGAGCAAGCCCAGGAGCACGTA